TGTCCGGCAGCTTGCGGATGGCGCGGGCGAGGACGTTTTCGATTCCGTAGGACCACAGCGCACCGCCGAGCCCGTACATGCAGTAAACTCGCGTGGTCATGACAGCAGCGCCCTCCATGTGTAGACGCCGACTTTTCCATCCGCCACGAGCTTGTGCGCCTTCTGGAACGCCTTCACCGCCGCGTCGGTCTTCGAGCCGAACACGCCGTCGTCCTCGATCTTGAGCAGGCGCTGCAGACGCACCACGGCATCGCCGCGCGCGCCTTTCAGCAGGAACGGGTTTTCGACGATGGGCTTCGGCGGCGGCGTGGTGACGATGGCCGGATCAGGCATCACATGATGCACGTCGCCGATGTCCCAATCCCGCGCGTCGTCATACAGATCGGGCGATGCCGCGACAGAGATATGGACGTGATGATCGTGCGGGTTGGAGCCGGTATATTTCCGCCAAGGCTGGCCTGGATTGGCGATTTTGCCGTTGCTGATGATGTAATAGATGCGCTGGTCGGCCTTCACGCGCAGCATTTCCGCGAACTTGTAACTGTCGAACCCACCGGCCGGATCGTGTGTGATGTCGATCGCCCGCACCACGCCGGCCGCATTCGGATTGTGTTCGGACTTGCGCGCGCGATGCGCCTGATCGCCGATCGAGCCGTCGGCCGACTTGCTGCGATTCGGTGCCTTCGCGCCGACTTGCGCGCGCAGTTTCTCAAGGGCTCTCGCGAGCCGCCATGCAGCCATGCTTGCCTCCGATTTATGAGCCGGAATGAATTGGAAACACGCAGCGGGTGTTCGCCAGCGGATGCACGACCCACTTGCCGTCGATCAGGTCGCAGGTGCAGCGCCAGGTATGGGCATTTTGCGACCAGCCGGTGCGCTTCAAGACTTGCCCGGTCGTCACCACGCGCACGTCATTGTTCGGAAGCTGGATCAGCGCGGTTTCGGACACTTTCCGACAACAGCCGTTAGTCCAACAGCAGGCCGCTGGTATCCAGCGCGCAATGTCTGCTGCCTCGGCTGGTGTCGGCTCGATCAATTCCTCTGCCCGCGCGGCATGGATCAGCAGCGCAATAGCCAGCATCGCCACCCAAAGCCAGCGCAGCGTGTACGCGAACAGCGCCAGAATATGTAAGGCGACAAACAGGAGTGCGAATGCTCTGGCAGCCCCGGTCATGTCGGTTGCCCATTTGGTTCGCATTTGAACTGCACGGCCACCCGATCACGCCAATCGAGCTTGGCGACACCGCGGGCATAATCGGCGAGCCGCGCGGACATGATCTTGCCGAACGCCTCACAAAGCGCGCGATCCTTGAATAGCGTCGTTTCGCCGATGGTGATGACCTGCGGTCCGGTCTGTGCATGAACAAAGGCTGCAAACCAGATAAGTTTGATCATTGCGGCGTGACCGTCACGCGGGCGATGCCCGCCGCTTCCATGCCGATGGCGTCATGCAGCACGGGCAAATTCTCCGAAGAACTCTTCTGCTCCCCTGCAATATGCAGCGTGCGCTTCTTTTGGGTCATCAAAGAAGCCAAGATGCACCTGCCGACGATTTGGATTAATTTTTGCCGCCCACTTTTGGCGTTGCTTGTTCCAGAACACGCCCTTGAAACCAGACGTATTGTTTTTTGGACGTTTAGAATTGGCTTGATTTTCAGCGTTGTCAGCCGGACGCAGGTTCAGCCACCTGTTATTCGAGCGGACGTTATCTCGATGGTCGATTTGAAATCGTGGCCACTCGCCAATCATGTAGAGCCATGCAAGCCGATGGGCACGATACCGTTGCCCATCGATTCCAATCAGGATGTAGCCTGAAGACTTCAATTCGCCGGCTGCGCTCCCAATCGGCCTCCGAGACCCACCATAGACTTTCCAATTGAACGATCCCGTTTCCGGGCAGTAATGCAACAGCGCGCGTAGGCGTTCGGCCGTCAGGCCGCGCTCATAATCTTTCATGACAATTTCTCTGGTTTAGTTGACGATGCTTACATTGACGCGGGCGACACCGGCTCCGGTCATGCCTATCGCGCGGGCAGCACCTATTGAGAGATCAAGATCACGGCCACGAATGAATGGGCCACGATCTGAAATCCGGACCACCACGCAGCCGCGATAGCAGACGCGCAATCGCGTCCCGAACGGCAGTGTGCGATGCGCCGCAGTCATGCCGTCAGGGTCGAACCGCTCGCCGCTCGCAGTCTGCGTGCCCTGCCAGTAGAACGAGGCCAGCATGGTCGTGGCGAAGATGGCGGCGATCATCGGCGCCGCGCCCGCTTGCGCGCCGAGACATAGCCCTTGCCGCAGAACGACGCCCCGCTCTGCCCGGTGTTGAAGTGGACATGGGACATGCCGCAATAGGTCATCACGAACACGCCCTGCGAGCGCAGGAACGAGATCGCCGCGCCCTTGTTGCGGGTGTTGAAATCGACCGCGCGGCCGATCGCGTGCGCAGACTGGCGCCCGGTCCCAGCAATCGTCGCGCCAGGCCGGCAGGTCGAAACGATCTGCACCTTGCCGACGCGGGCCTCGAGCCGGCTGAGAACGGCGCGGGTGTCCGCCGTCAGGCAGGAGCGGGACGCGGACGCCTTCGCATAGCCTTTCAGGGTGCCCGGCTGGGCATTCACATTCCATGGCCCCTGGAAGAACGCAAAGGCGGGAGAAGCCGCGCACAGTAAGAGCGCGACCGCGATAAGGCGCAGTTTCATCAGTCACCGGGATGTTGTTGACGGGGGACGCGGGACGCGGGAAAAAGACGTTACGAGGCACCCCGATTAGGACTACGGGTGCAAATGGCATTCCTTCGAGCGATTCTGGTCGTCGCCGCCCTATTGAGCGCGCCGATGCTTTACGGGCTTGCGAAGCGGGTCCTGCAGGGTGCGCCGCCCTACAGCGACGCGGCCGCTACCGCCATCCGGCAGATTGAGGACAAGTGCCTTTCCGAACCGCTCGCGACCGTTCGATGCCGCGAACTGCTCGAAAAGCGCGACGACTGCGACCGCGATCAATGCACCTTTCAGGCATATTACTGCGCGGCCTACAAGGCCGGGTTCGACGATGAATTGCCGCCGCTGCTCTATCGCGATGGCAGGCCGCTACGGTGCTAGGTCCTCGCCGGTCAGCCGCTTGCGGCGTTCCTCGTTGTAATGCTTGCGTTTGCGGTCGAGGGCTGCGAGATCGCTCTTGTAGCGGTCATCCGAAATCTTGCCCTGCGATCGGTCCCGTGCGAGACGGGAGCGCTCAAAGCTCAGTTCCCGGTTCACGCGGTCGAATTCCAGTTGGATCTGGCGCTTGCCTTCGGCAATCTCGTGCGGCTTGAGCTTGACGCCGACCGAGCTCGACAGCGCGAGGGGGAGGCTATAGGCGCGGCCGGAGCGATCGCGTGCGCCGGCAAGGGCATCCCCTGTTTTCTCCCAGTACCACGAGCCGGGGATCCACGCAGCGCCCGGCATCCATGCCTTCCACGCCCAATCCCCGACCTTGCCGGCTCGATCCCAAATATCGTCGGTCTTGGTGTTGACGATCGGGCGGCCGGTGAAGGCCTGCTTGTTCAGGGCCAGTTCCGCGCCGAGCATGATTGGTCCGCCGAATTGCAGCGGCGCCGGGACCGGCACGGCGCCCTGCCCCTGGTTCATGTCGAAGATGTCGCCGGACGGGATCCAGCGGCGCACGTCGAGGAACAGCGGGTTGCCGTTGGCATCCCCGAACGGCGTGCGGATCATGCGCGGGGCGCCGATCCACGTCCGCCCCTGCTCTTCCTCCCGCAGCGTGCGGCGCTCGTCGTCCTCATCGCCGGGGAAGAGAGCATAGCCCAGCGCATTGAGGACGAATGCCACGGTCGCATACTTCGCCAGTTTCCACGGCCGCGTCATGACCATCTTCGCGACCAGCGGGGTCGCGCGGTAGGTATAGGCGATGAACGGCAGCACCGTGCGCCGCGCCGCATTCACCCACGGCGCCCGGATGTCATAGTCGAGGAATTGTTCGTTGGCCTCAATCGCGGCCTCCCGCGGCGTCAGGCCTTGGTCGATCCGGCGCGTATAGGTCGCCATGCGGAAGACTTCATCCTCGAGCCGGTAGGCCTGCAGCATCTTCTCGTCGAACTTGTCGATCGGCTTGCGCGCGGCCGCGCCGGCCACGGCCCCGACGCCCGCACCGGCCACCGCACCGACCGGCCCGCCGACCAACGCACCGCCAGCAGCACCATAGGCAGCGCCCACCAGCGCGCCCTTGGAGAACAGCCCGGCCATGACCTTCTCTACCATGCCGACCGGGGACTTGGCCTGCGCCTGGTTCTCGATCTCCTCGAGGATCGGCCGGAGTACGTTGTCCCGGATTTCCTGGCTGATCATGTCGCCGCCGAAGGCGCCGTTGTCCACCGCCTCCTTGTAGAGCGCGTCCTGCTTCACCATCGAGCGGATGCCGCGGTAGAGATCGCGAGCGCGCACGTCCGCCATGTCCATCAACACGGCGTTGGACATGACGTTGTTCATGTGCGTGACGGGGGAGCGCGCGGTCTTGTTGAGCTTCCATTGCGTGAGGATGGTGTTCCACCATGTCGGGCTCTGCATCTGCTCAAGTTCGTTTATGTCGCGCCAGATTTCAGCGCGCACGAACCGGCCGGCAAGCGCTCCATAGCGGGGCGTGTTGCTGGACGCGATCTTGGTGTCGGGGACCTTGACCCATTCGATGTCGGGGTCGGCCCAGTGCCGGCCGTATTCCGCAGCATTCTTCCACGCGCCGGACGCTGGCTCCTGATCCGACGACCATTCCGGATTGTCCGCGATGTCCTTGTAGAAGCGGCCGGTCGCCAGATCGTGCGCCATGACCATATAGGTCTTGGCGATGGTGTAGCGGGCGTCGAGGATTTCGCCCATGCGCTCGCGCTCTGCCGGCGTATAGTCGCGCCAGAGCACGGCCTTCTTACCCTTGTAGCCGCGGACTTCCCATTGCGTGCCGCCGATCGAGACCTTGGAGCCCTTCGGTGCCTGGTTGACCGTGCTCGCTGCGACTTCCTTCCAGAGGCCCCGGCCCTTGAACTGGTTGCCGATGATCTTCTTGCGGCGGGTCGACGCCATCTGGGAGACCCACTTCACCAGCGGGTTCTGGTCGGTCTCGTGCTTGCGGTAGACGCGATGCAGATAGGCGCCCTTGTTGCGGTCGAAGGATTCCTGAGAGAGGAGGCCGAGGTCGACCGCCTCCTGCCCGAATACATCAATGGCCTGCCGGATCGGCGCGGCGAGCGCTTCGAGGTTGGCGTCGGAGATTTGCTCGCCAGTCAGGATCTTCTGCAAAACGATCGCTTCGGCGGACCCGACGTCGTTCTCCTTCAATGTCTGCATCACTTCGGGGACCACGCCCATGATGCGGCGCTCGTCCAGCGCCCGCTGGCGCTCCCGCTCGACATAGGCGGGGTCGAGACCGTATCGGTCAATCAGTCCGGCACGCGCGCGTTCCAGCGTGGGATTGAGCCAGTGGAATTTGCCGCCACCCGAGAACTTGGCGTCCTTGATGATCTTCGCCGCCTTCTCGGAGAGGCGCAGGCCCGGGTCCCACTCGCCCTTCTGGTTGGTGCCGCCGAACACGTCGAAGGGCACCCGCAATGCCCGGTCCAGCGGGCGCATGTCCATGCGCTCCATGACGGAGCGGCGCTGCTGCGGGGTGGGTGTGCCACCGCCGGGCACGACGGACGCCGCTTCCCGCACGAACGGCCGTTCCTTCGCAGCCCGCGCCGCCATGCGGCCTTCATAGAAGTCCGAGAAGATGTCCTGCGACGTCTGGTAGCCCAGCCCGCGCATGACGTTGCGGATGCGCTTGAACATCTGGCGCAGCTTTTCCAGCACCTTGCGGGCCGCTCCGGACAGGAGATCGACCGAGCGCGGCTGGTTGCGCATGTCCGCATAGGCCTGCGCCGCGATCGCGCGGACCTCGAAGCCCGCGAGTTCAGCCGCTTCCGCACGGCTCATCCCGGTATAGTCGGCCGCGATCTGCCGCAACTCCGCGTCCTCTGCCTTGAGCACGGCCATTTCCGCGTCACGCAGCAGCAGGTTTTCCGCGCCGTGGAAAAGCTCGTGATAGGCGGTGCTGACCTGATCCCGGTACATCGGGTCAGCCATGGCGATGTCGATCAGCCGATGCGCCGGGATATACCGTCCTGCGGCGGTATAGAGGCCCTTGGCCTTCGCGCCCCACGCTTCGACAGCATCGTCCGGCAGCGGAATCGCGTCCTGAAACGCCACCCTCACATGCGCCCCCATGACCTGCCGGGCGATTGCGGTAATGCGGCGCTCGATCTCCCCGCGGTCCTTCTGGGCGAGCCGTGTCAGGTCGCGCGAGATGTCGAACAGCGCCTCGGGTTTCTCCGCTGCCTTTCGGATTGCGGACTCTGCGGTGCCACCGACGATTTTCGTGACTGGGTTCCCGGCGGCGTCCCTAATCTGCCAATGCGTGAACCCGGCATCCGGTCCCACGAGGGACTCTGCCGTCCAGCCTTCAGTATCCACCGCGTCAGTTGCAGGAGCCGCCTCCGCAGGCTTCTCCTCCTTCGCCCCGGTCAATTCCTTGGTCAGCGCGTCCAGATCGGCGCGCGCGCGCTGCAGTTCGGCATCCTTCGGCCAGGTTTCGCCCGCGACCTTCTCCAGCCGCGGGACGTTTGCGCGCTCTTCTTTCAGCACGCGCTCGATCCGGTCCGGCTCCAGAGCGATGCTCTTGAGGAGATTGCCAAACCTGAGCATGAGGCCGGCTGGATCTGTCTGGTCGTTGATCGTTATGTCCGACAAGCCGCTGTAATTCTTGCTGGCCTGCACCACGGGCGTCACGGCCAGATAGGCCGCGCCGTCCCCATAACGGCCATGCGCCACAACTTCGAGCGGGAAGCCCGACATTTCCGTGCCGATGTCGATCCGCTTCGGCGCATAATAGGAACGGGCATCGCGCGCGAGCAATGCATCGAGAATGACCTTTCCGGCCTCGCGGCGGTCGTCGTATTCCTTGCCCTGGATCGTGACCTTGAACTTGTCTCCCGACAGATCTTCGACCTTCGCCGCGTCCATCTCGGCCGCCGGCAGCGCATCCTCATACTGCTTGACGCGGCCCTTGGTCATGGCGAGTTCGGACACCGCGCGGGCCTTGGATGCGTCGAACACACGCTTCTGCGCCGCCAGTTGCCGGACCTTCCGGTCGAGTTCGGCCAACTCCATGATGCGCGGGTCGCCAGACGCCGCGGCCTTCATCTCCGCTGCTTCCGGCAGCGGATTGTCAATGTCCTCGGCGTGACGCGCGCCTTTTGCACCGGACAGCACCTGCCCGATGAATTTCGATTTTGTGTCCAGCTTCTGCCACATGAATGCGTCGAACGAACGCTCGGTCACATAGCGAAGGATGCGGACGTTCGGATTTTTGTTGCCCTGGCGCACGATGCGGCCGTCGCGCTGCTCCACTTCCGCGGGCTTCCACGGCGCGTCCAAATGGTGCATCGCAATGAGCCGGTCCTGCACATTGGTCCCGACGCCCATCTTCTCCGACGAGCCGATGATCACGCGAACATCGCCCGATCGCACGCGCGAGAACAGCTTGGCCTTCTTCTGGTCGTCGGTCGCCTCGTGGATCGTGGCAATTTGCTTGGCCGGCACGCCCATGGCGACAAGGCGCGCTTTCAGGTCAGCATAGAGATCGACGTTGTATTTCGCGAAGATCGGGTCCGGAGTGTCCGTGATCGTGACGTCGCCATCCGGGTCCGCCTTTTTCGGCTTCGCCTTGGTCTGCGGCACGCCCATGTCGAGGAACACCATCTGCACGGTGCCGGGCTCTTTGCCATCCTTCCAGATTTGGAAGATGTTGCGCGCGGCCGTGGCGATCTTGCCGCCCTCATTGACGGGCAGACCGACAAGGCGCGCATCGGTCGCGACCTTGCGGCCCAGCCCGACCACGCTCAGCATATTGGGCTTGCCGGGCTCCGGCCGCTTGCCCTTCAATTCCTCGGCCAGTTTCACCAGGCCTTCAATGTAGCGCTCTTCGGCTTCCGATGGCGAGACCTTCACAATCTCGATGCCGGGCTTGCCGTCCGGCGCCACCACCTGCGGCCGCGGCAGGTTGAGCATGTCCGCGGTCTTGGTGTCGGCAATCTCGGAATAGAGCGAGACCAGTTCCGGCACGTTCACAAAGCGGGAGAAGGATGAAACCTCTTTCAGGGTGCGGCCGTCCGCCGACAATTCCATGTTGTTGACGACCTTGCCGAAGGTCGATGCCCATGCATCAAACGTGTCAAGATCGGCCTCCCGCAGTTTGTCGTATTGCAGGTAGCGTTGCATGGTCCAGAGTTCGGCCATCGTGTTCGATACCGGCGTGCCGGTTGCGAAAACCGCCGAGCGGCCGGGGCGCTTCTGGTCGAGGTAGCGGATTTTCAGGGACAGGTCCTCGGCGCGCTGGCTCTCGCCCTGCGCAAGCCCCTTCACCCGCTGCAGCCGCGTCACGAATGCGAGGTTCTTGAACTTGTGCGCCTCGTCGACGAACAGGAAGTCGACGCCGCTCTCCTCAAACGACGTGCCCTCGTCCTTGCGATCCTCGTTCAAAAGCTTCTGCAGTTTGTCCTGCAGCCGCTTCTTGGCCTTTTCCAGCGCCTTGACCGTGGGCGAGTCCTTGCCCGCCTCCTTCGCCTCCGCGGTCTTCACCCGCTCAAGTTCGGCGATCTGGTCGCGGATGAATTGCTGGCGGAATTCCTTCGCCATGTTGATGCGGCCGAAGGCGTCATGCGTGATAACGACGCCGTCCCAGTCGTTTGCCGCCACCTTGGCCAAGAAGGCCTTGCGGTTGTCCCGCGTCATCTCGTCCTTTTCGGCGACGATGATCTTGGCATTCGGGTAGGCTTCGATGAATTCCCGCGCGAACTGCTCGAGCATGTGGTTCGGCACCACATAGGCGGGCTTGTTGATCAGGCCCAGCCGCTTCATCTCCATGCCGCCGGCGATCATGGTAACGGTCTTGCCGGAACCGACCACATGGGCGAGCAGCGTGTTGCCCTTCGTGACCATGCGCCAGATAGCATCCAGCCGGTGCTTGCGATCGGCGAACATGCGGTTGAGGCCGGGCAGCGTCTGGTGCGAGCCGTCGAAATTGGTGGGGACGAGATTGTTGTAGGTCCGGTTGTAGATGGCGGCGAGCTCGGCGGCGCGGGCCCCGTCCTGCCACACCCATCCGTCAATCCCGAGGTTCGGATCGCCCGCGAAGGCTTCTTTCATCGCCTCGGTCTTGATCCGGGCCGCTTCGGTTTCTTTCTGGTTGACCTCCCGCTTGTCGTCCGCGACCTGATCCCACACCGTAATCTGCTGGTTGTTGATCGCGGCCTTGAATATCTTGTCGATCGGCACGCGATCGGTCGCATACTTCGCGCGAGCATCTCGGGATGCTGCGTTGATCGTGACGCGCCATTCGCCCGTCAGCGGGACCTTCTTGACCTCCCCGCTACCACCCAGCACATCCTTGATGAAATCGTTATAGACGTGCTCCGGCACCCACGGGGCACCGAATTGCGCGGTGATGTCGGACGGCTCCAGCGGAACGGGCTGCACCTTCTCCAAGGCGTCCACGTTGCGCTGGAACGAGGCGTCATCCTGCGCAAGCGCGCGCGCCTCTTCCAGCTTTTTCACGACATTGCCGGAAAGGTACTGATCGGCGGTCACATACTGGCGGCCGTCCGGATCGACGAACACCGTATCGCCCAGGCTCTTGACGGCATCCTCGACCGACGTGCCCAGCATGTCCGCGATGTCGTAGACGTCCACAGCACCATGCTTGTCTAGCGACGCAGCCAGCGCATCGGCCGGCCCGTTGATCTGGCGCTCGGTCGGTGCCTCGATCACGTTCTTGGTCTGGATCGCGGCTGGCGTCGCCTTGCCCGTCTCTGGATCGTATTTCTCGATCGCCGAGACCTTCCATGCATCCGGATCGCCCTTGAACGGGGTCAGGTTCGGCGTGCGGACAATGACGACGTTTTCGCCTTCCTTGTTGACGCGGGACGTGACCGTCCGCTCCTCGAGATTGATCGGGCCCCACTTCTTGACGAAAGCCTCGTAGGTTTTGGCAAGCGAACGGCGCAGGTCCGCCGGCGTGCCCTTGTCGCTCGCGCCCAGCTGCGCCGCGAGCAAGTCGTTCACCGTGCCCCGCATCTCGGACAGCCGCTTGACGCGGTCGACGTCGTCGGGGGAAAGCTTCTGCTCGACGCCAACGCCATTCTGGCGCTGGTAGACCTTGCCGTTCTTCACGAACAGCGCGCCTTCTTTCAGCGTCGGATCGACGTCCGAACTATCGATATTGACCGGCTCCGGCACGCCGCGCGGCAGGAATGCTCCGGCCTCCATGTTGTCGCGCGCGGCCTGAGCAATGCGCTCTCGCAATCCCTCCGCGGTCCCGACCAGCACCGGCTCCTTGTCCGAATACATCGATCCGGTCAGCCGCATTTCGCCCATCATCATTTGTGGATTGGCGGCGAAATACTCGTTGATCTTGACCGGGCCGTCCGGTGTCTTGATCTCCTTGGTCTCTAGCCATGGCTTCTGCGGATAAGGCTTTTCGTCCGGCACCTTCTTGCGCAGGAAAATGATGTCGGTCGTCACTTCGGTTCCGGCATTGCCGGCGAACGCGCCCTTGCGGCCGCCCGGGAGACGGATGGCGCCGACGAGGTCAGCCTGCTTCGCGAATTCGCGCCGCGTCGCGGGATCCATGCGGTCCATAGTGTAGCGGGACGTGATGAACGCGACGATGCCGCCCGGGCGCACCTTGTCCAGCGACTTGACGAAGAAGAAGTCGTGAATGGGATAGCGGCCGTAGGGCTTTTCGGTGATGTTGTAGTCGCCAAACGGCACGTTGGAGATGACGAGGTCGTAGTAATTCGACGGTCGCTTGAGATCCTGATAGCCTTCGACGTGAACCTCGGAGCCGCCATAGAGCGCGGCGGCGATGCGTCCGGTGATGGCGTCGAGTTCAACCGCCGTCCATGCCGTCTTGGGCGCGACGTGGTCGGGGGTGAGACCGATGAAATGGCCGATGCCGGCCGACGGCTCGAGCGCAAGGCCACCCGAAAACCCGAAATGATCCATCACGTCCCACATGCCGCGGATGACTTCCGGCGACGTGTAGTGGGCATTCAGGGTCGAGGCTTTGGCGGAATCGTATTCGGCGTCGGTCAGGAGCGAGCGGAGCGCATCGCGTTCCTTCTTCCAATCCTGCTTGTGGGGTGCGAACACATCCTGCGCGAACGCGCCCCAGCCGACATACTTGACGAGCTTCGCCTTTTCCTCGGGAGTCGGGCCGCGGCCTTCTTCCTCGATCTGGCGCAGGACGCGAACGGCTTCGATATTGTCGCGGACCTTCTGCTTGGGTCCGCCTTCGCCGATGCGATCGGAATCGGTGATGCGATAGTTGAGGCGCGAACGCTCCTCGATCTTCTTGATCGCCTCGGCTAGTCCCGCGGCTGCAGGATGATTTCGTCGCGGACGATTTCGAGCGCCGATTGATGGTGGTTTTGTAACGCGGCCACCTTCTGCAGGTACGGCAGGTCGTTCACCCCCGCCTGCTTGTTCATCTGGCCGTGCAGGTCGATCATCCGGCTTTCGGCCTGCTCCCCAATCGAAGAGAGATACCTGCTCAGGTCGCCTTCGCGCTGAAAGCCCTTGAGCACGTCCGGCCGGTTGTTTTGGAGATACTCCTTGTGCTCCCTGGCGAACGTCTCGGCGTCCATCTTTCGGCTCCAGACCAAGCCCTAGCTGGCTTGCATCGTCGTTCGAGAATAGTTCGGCCGGCTTCTGCGGCTTCTTGGGCTGCAGCGGGGCATCCGCGCGCCGCTGCGCCAGTTCGGCATCGCTGATCTTCTCGGCGCCCGGCAGGACATACTGGTCTCCCCTGCCGCCGAACAGATCGACCTGATCCGTTACGCCTTTCCGTCGCCCGAGCGAGAAGAGGGCTTGCGCTCCATCTCCTCGAGAAACAGGCTCTCCGCGCTCTCCTCGATCTCGGAGAAGCTTCGCGAGCGGGCCTTTTCCTTCGATTTTCGGGGGGCTTCGGGAGGTATCGACATCGACATAGTCATTACCCTCTCTACTCAGAATATAGGCGACTTCCCGCGGCTTGTCACCCACTTCCCGAATATAATCCGGGTCGACGAGGCGTCCCGTTTCGAGCCAGCGGCCAATGTTCCGGCGGCCGGAAATCTCAGGATTTGCAGCCACATGGGCGACGTCGACCGTGTAGCCCTTGGCCTCCAGCGCCTTCTTCAGATTGCGGATGCTGGCCTCGGCGGCACCCACCTTCGGCAAAACCAGATTGGCTCCCTCGCCGATCAGGCGCGAGGCCACACGACCGGCCAGGGCAGAGCTTTCCTCATGAACCGCGACGGTGCCGACACCGCCCTGATATTCGCGTATGACCAGTTTGGCATCGTCGGCGTCGACCACGGCCGCGCCCATCGCCTTTGCGATCGGGTTGGCGAAGGTAGATTTGCCAGCCGCAGGAGGCCCAAGCACGAGTACGGCATGGCGCCCGTTCTCCACCTTGCCGCCCGCATAGGAACGAGCCTTTTCCGTCAGACGATCAGCAGCAGCATCGAATCCTCTGACCGGCTTGCCGCCGAAGTCATAGACGCGCTTCGCTTGCCATGCCGGATCGCGCAATTGTTCCGGTGTACCGGTCGGGATGCGGCGGCGCATTTCCGCGACGGCGCGGGACACGGCAGGGTGCGCGACGATTTCATCCAGCGGCGCATTGCGCGCCGTCATGGCCTCGATTTCAGCGCGAACTTTCGGCGCTACAGGACGTTGCTGTCCTCGTCCGAGCGAGTAGAGCGCGGCCTGCTGCGGTTCTCGCGCATGTCCATCGCGGTCAGTCTCAGCGCTTCGTTGTACGCCCGGACGAGTTCCTCGCGTGAGAGATCGAACCTGGGAGAGGAATTGCGACGTGACGGCATTGATGGGCTTGCCGTCGGCGAGCGCTCTTGCGGCGTCACTAAGCGCATCGGAGATTGGTCCTTTCCGCGTCCCGTCATTGGCAAGAACCTCTGCGAGCCTTTCGTTCTCGGTCTGCGCCCTTTCGTTGGCGGCGCGCTTGAGCTTGTTGCCGGCCTCGGCCAGCGTGCCTTCCTGCTCCACCGCGGTCTTGAACGTGGAGCCGAGCTTGCGCAGCGTCTTGACGGCGCGGTCCAGTATACGCGCCCTTTCGGGCACAAGCGAGCGGGCAAATTCCTCGGCACCGAACAATCCGGTTTGTTCGCCTTTCAGGAATCCGGCGTTGCGGATGTCCTCGACCATGATCCGCGCCTGGTCGACGTTGGCGGGCTGGCCTTTCGCCAGAACGTCCAGCGCCGCCATCTGCTCGGCAGGCTCTTTCAGGATGTTGCCAACCTGCGCGGCGTAGGCTTCCGGCACGATGTCGTTGACCACCATGCCGAACGCCTCGTCGGACAGGTCGGCCAGCCCCTTTGCGTTCTGGACAAGCTGGCTGCGCGGCGGCAGCGGCGGCAGCACATCTGCGAGGTCGGCCGAATTAGCGCGCAGCACCTTCGCCGCATCGAGCGCCGTCCCGGTGCCCTCCGCGATGTTCTGGAAGGCGCCGAGGGCGCGCATATACTCGGGGGTATAGCCGTCAGCCTCACGCATAATGCGGGCCGGGACATAGACGTCCGGCTGACCTGCGGCGCTGGCGCGCTTGGCGAGCGCCGTGCGCTGGTGTCCGTTGACGACGTAGAGGCTGCCGTCTTCCGACTCCCACGCGAGAATAGGCGGGGCGAGACGGTCATCCCATTTCTTGACGTCCTTGAGCGCGCTGGTGACGCCTTCCTTGTCGGCACCACCCTTATATTGGAAGCGCTCGGCGTCGGTCTGGATGGCATCCGGCGTCAGATAGGTGATTTTCGGGCCGCGCTGCGGGGTTTCTTCCGCATCCGGCAGGTCTGCGAACATCGGATCGATCGGCGCCCCGCTCGGCTCGGTGGCGGGTTCGGCAGCCTGGGCAGGCGCAGCGACCGGAGAACCGCTGCGCGCGCGGTCCGAGAAATCCGTCGCGCGGGAGGCAAGATCGGACAGGAGCGCGTCGAGTTCGGGATTGTCCGGCGCCGGCGACTCGGCTTCGCGCGCGATCAAGGCTTCGAGCGGGTCGGCCGCGGGCTGCCCGGCAGTTGGCTGCACAGCGGACTGCTGGGCCTCGGCTGCCGGCGCAGCCCCCGGCTTCTGCACGCCGCCAGAGAACCCGCCGATGCTCCCGCCGACGATCGCGCCAATGGCCGCACTGCGCGGCACATCCTCCATCAAGTCCTGGTCGGGCTTGTAGATGCCCTTCGCGATCGCGTTCTGGATGAATTGCTGCAGGCCTTCCTGCCCGCCTTCCGCGAGCGCGCCGGAGACAGCGCCATAGCCCACCCGCTTGATGAGCCCGAGCGTCTTGCCGTAGGAGCCCATCATCGGCAGGAGCGCGTCAACCACGTCGGTTGCGCCCGAGACCGTTCCGAGCCTGGCCGCGGTCTGGATCTGCTCCGGCGTAGCGCCAGCCTTCACCGCGCGTTCGGCCGCTTCGCCCTGGCCGGCCGTGACGAACGCGAGCATGGCGGCGGCCGGATTGAGGATGGACATGCCGATGCCGGCTGCGACCGATCCAAAGCCGCCAGCTATATCGCCGGTCCAGCTGTCCTCCCAGCCTTTCGCGGGCGCGATATACGGGTCCGTCGCTTTCTTGAAGGACTCGGCGGCATGCCAGCCGGGCGTTTCCGTGACCGGCGGCAGCGCCGGGGGTGCCGCGCGCACGTTCTCCACAGCCTGCGCGGGATCCTCGCCGGCCATGACGCGGTCCATGGCGGCCGAAAGTCCGGCGCGTTCGATTGCCGCCGGGCCCTGCGACTGCGCGGCCGCAACACCCTGCAGCGGCGACGTCACCATGCCCTGCGCGCCGCGCGCGAAGCCCTTCAACGCTTCCGGCACATAGCCCGATTCCGCTGCGGGCGCGGCCGCAGGAAGGTCGTCGAAGGAAAGGCCGGTATCCGCCGGTTTTGCCGACGGGAGGTCGTCGAAGGAGATGTCGGTCACAGTCCGGACGGGTCGATTCCGTTTTCACGCAGCCGCTGGATCACGGCATTGCGGTCCTTGCCGGCGTCGATGGCTTCTTTCGCCTTGGCGCTGACTTCGGGCGTCATGGGCTTGAGCTTCGGCGCATCGGCCTTCTTGTCCCCGCCGCCAAACATGCGGTCCCACAGGCCCTTCTCGGCGGGCTTCTTGTCCGGCATCACGCGCGGCGGCAGGCCGTAGAATTCGCGCGCCTTGTCGATGGTGAAACTCGGGTCGTTCTTGGCGAGGTTCTGGGCCAGCCGCTCGCGGGTGGTGACGTCCTCGCGGTCGCGCGGGGCGCGCTGGGCCGACTTGATCGCCTCCTCCCGGCTGAGCGGCGGAAGGCTCGGATTGGCCTTGCGGGCCTCTTCGCGCGCGGCGATCATCGCGTCTGCGATCTGCAGCACCGCCGGCGGCCGTCCGGAACCGGAGCCGCCCTTCTGGATCGCGGCGCCTGGCTTGAACACATAGTCCTGCTTGTCCGGGTCGTAGCGATACATCCCCGGCACGGCGTTGCCGTCCTCGTCCTTCCCTGTCCCAGGGAAAGCATGACGGGCCAGCGCATCGCGGCGGTCCTGCGACCGCTCGGAAGCCGCCTCCCGGCGCTCCTGGATCGTCATGTCGTGGTAGCGCTTGGTCTCGTCCAGCGTCTTGCCGCGCAAATCGTGGGTCTTGGCGAATTGCTCCGCATCCATCAGCAATTTGCGAGCCGCCAATTCGTTCTTCTCTTTGGTCTGCTTGCCGCTCGTGTATTGCTTGATGCCGATCAGTCCGCCCTCGCCGATGGCGCCGGCCGCATTTGGATGCTTGGAGGCCATCATGCCGAGGCCGGCCGCGATGAGTGCCATGCGGGCTTCTTCGGAGAGGCCACCGCCCGGCTGCGCGGCTCGCGGCGGGAATGCCCGCTGCGCGGAGAAATCGGTCGGTGCGTCGGCCGCCATTGGCGCCTGCGCGATCGCGGGCTGCATGGCCGGGCGCATGGCCGGAGCCATGATCGGGCCGGAGCCCCCCGGGCTGGCAATCTGCGGGGGAAGCGTGATCCCACGGGCGAGCGCAGGAGACTCAGCGGGGGCCTCTGGCGCCATTGCCATGGGTGCCGGGTAATTCGACCCCTGCGGATCGAATTCGCCGCTCTGGACGGCTTCCGCGGCCGGCGCGAAGCGCTCCCAGAACGGAATTTCGCCGCCGTCGGCATAGCCGGGAAGCCGGATCGCGCCGCCGCGGCGCATCGCCTGCCGGAGCTCGTTGACCCGGTCGATGAAGCCGCCATTCCGGTAGCCGGGACGCACGCGGCCGCCGCGGTTGAACACCGGATACGGCACGCCGCCGAACGATGCCATGCCGGAAGACCCTGGCGAGACGCCGTAGGTCGCGCCGGTCGATGGCATTCCGCCCGCGGCGCTGTTCAGGCCGCCGAGGAACGCGAACGGGTTGCCGCTGAACGCGCCGATTGCCGCGGTGCCGAGGCCAACCGCCTGCTGCAAGACGCTCGGCTGCGCCGCCTGCTGGACCTGCGTGCTGGTGCCGCTGCTCTGGCCGGTCTGGGTGCCGCCCTGCGCGGTGAGGAGCGGCAGCCCGGCCGACGCGAGGAATTGCGCATTCTGATAGGGGTATTGCTGCGCGCGCATGAATTCCTGGTACTGGGCATTGAGCCTTGCCTGATCCACGCCCTGCTCGAGCGAGCCAGCCCCGATCTGAGACTGGCCGCCGGCAAGCGCACCGGAATGCAGCGCGCCGAAGCCATAAGCCCCTTGCGCCTTTGCGGCCCGGTCGGCCTGCGCGGCCGCGAGCGCCTGCGTGTAGCTGTCCTGCTGCATCTTGGCGATGATCGGGTCTTGCGCCAGTTTCTGCTGCCGCGCCGCTTCCGCCTGCGCAATGCCGGCCCGGTCGCCGCCGAGCGCGCCACGGAGCGCGGCATTGCCCCTGATCTGGCTCTGCTGCTGGGCATTGTTCTCCGCGAAATTCGCCCGCGTGGCGTCGATGACATTGTTGGTGAACGGATTGATGTAGCGTTCGATCTCCCAATCCGAGATCGGCGCTGCGCCCTCGCGCGCGTAATTCGCCGCGGTGTTGAGATAGTTCGTCGCGCCCGTGATCTTGTCGATGCCGCCAAGCTGCGTCGGGTTGAGCCCCGCGACCATATTGCCGGTGAACGGCGTGTATGGCGTCGATCCAGCCTCCCAGACGCGGCCGTAGATGTCCTGCATCTCGTCGCGCGCGAAAGGCGTATAGGCCGACTCCGATTTGGTCTTGGTCGACGTCGTGGTGGTCGCGGGACCGCTTTTACACAATGATCCCATGTCAGTCCGTCCGGATCTCGGTGAGGGGCTTCACGCCAGACGCAGGGGGATAGACGAACAGCGCGCCGACCGGCTGCAGGTCCTGGCGCGCGTAGAGTCTGATTTTCGCTTCGGTGCGCTCGGTCGAGACGATGCCGAGCGTCATCTTGAAATTCGGGTGCCCTTCGCGCACCTTGTCCACAAGGTGCTTGGCATAGGCGATCAGCGCCTTGGCGTGATCGGACTTGCGGTGCGCCGGATCGACGAAGTTCATGCAGTCGTCCAGCATGATTTCGTCGGAATACCACGGGGCGCCGAGCACCAGCATGATGGCGGCCTCGAGCGAGCCCGAGGCTCCGATCACGCCGATCCGCCCGCGCGGCCCGGTGTCGTCCACCGCTATCCGGTGCGGATAGAGCATGCGGTCGAGATACCAGTCGACCTTGTCCTGCGCGAGCCGCACCAGCGCGTTCTCTTCCGCATGCAGCCGGAACAGCCGCCAGATTTCGTCCCGGTCCGAAGGGACCGCGGGCCGCACAATCGATGCCGATGTCATCGCTGGCGCGGACCCGGCAGCCCTTTCAGCGTCTTGATCGCCTTCTTGCGCGCCTGCATGACGAAGTCGTCGAGGATGTTATGGCCCCGGTCCAGATCGCCGCCGCCGATCTCGGCCACCTTCTCTGGCGGCACCAGGAATTCGCCGCCGGCCGCCATGATGTCCACGTTGCCGTCGGTCGCGCCGCCGGCCGCCATCTTCGCGCTTGGCATCCGCACTCGCGTCGATGGCATCCTCGGCATGCCCTTGGGCGGGGCACCGATCTTGAACATGCGGCTGAGCCCGCGCGCGCCGGCGGCGGTATTGCCCTGCCCGATCGCGCTGACAACATCCGCGGGAATGACATAGGAACCGCCTTTCGGCGACAGTGGAATGCGGTCGCTGCGTCCCGGCACCGCGGAGCCGATGATGCCGCCGCTCGGGCGCGCGGTCTGCCGGGCCTGGTCGCGGAGATAGAACGGGATGCCGCCGCCCGGCGCGTATCCGACCTTGCCGCCGCGCGCCATGCCTTTGGCCTTGGCGTCGCGCTGGACGCGATAGGCGATCGCCAACGCCTGCTTCTGCGGCTTTCCCGCCGCAAGCTCGGCTTTCAGATTGGCCTTGAACGCCGCATCGCTGGAAGATTTTTTCAGGGGCATGGCGCTATACCGGCGTGATGAGGAGGTACGCGAAGGTTTCCGTGCCCGCCGCAGCCGTGCCCGCCGCGGTCGTGAGCGTGAAGCTCGTCCCGACCACGCGAGACGACACATACGGGTATTCGTTGCTGCCCATCAGCGTGGCGGCCGCGGCATTGGTCGGGATCAGGAGAACAAGCGATGTCGCCTGCACCCCCGCATTCTCGACCGTGGTGGTTGCCGAAGCGCCATTCCAGGTGAAGGTCCCGGCATTGCGGAAGATGCTTTGCAGCGTCCGGATCAGTTCCGAGATGTTCTTGTTGGCGGTGTTCAACGCCGTGAAGATGTCGCTCAGCGAAGACATGCTCAGACCCTTCCGTCCGGCGCCGCGCGGTAGCGCATCAGGCCAAGCCGGGCGAAGGTGCCGAGATCGTTGCCCTCGAATTTCAGTTTGATCTGGCGCCCGCGCAGCCGCGTGTTGATGTAGTTCTTCGCCGCCGTCATCGAATAGGGCCCGTAGACCCGCTCAGTGCCGTTCGGATAATCGACCGCCGTGATGGTAGTCATGACCGTTGCGTCCTGCAGGCCGCCGGCCTCGCCGAATTTGAAGTCGGGATAGATGAAGTCCACAACCATCTGGTTGAGGCCTTCTGCGATCACGAAATAGCCGGTCTCGAACCACCAATTGAGCGGAGCGCCGTCGGCGTCGTTGGATGTCTCATGCTGGTAGATCGTGCCCCCGGACGTCGCGCCGATGGGCTGACCGAGCACGCTCTGGTCGATCCACGCCGACCGCTGCATGTCGCCATAGTCCCAGGACGGCTCCTGCGTATTGAACTTGACGTATTTGTCGCACTCGCCGGTGCCGCCCGAGGCCGACGGATAGAAGAACCACATCTCATTGAAGGTGGAATTCGGCGCCGCCACGCATTTGTGCTGGTTGGCGGTGTCGAGGTCCTGGAACACGATGTCCCAGACCGAAGACGGCAGGACCTGCACGCCTTGCCCGCCGAGAACGTAAAAATTGCCCTGGTTCATCCAATAGACGTTGCCGCCGAGAACGCCCGCGGCATGCGGCCCGATCAACCCGCAACCGGAACTGATCTTGTTGAAGGAGAACACCAGCGGAGGCCCGATATAGGACATCGACCACAGATCGATGTCGGTCCAGAGCAGAGCCTGTTGCGGGCCTTGCAGCGCGCCGACAACCCGCGAGCCGGAAGACAGTCTGAACGATCCCGCCTGATTGGATGCGGTCCCGATCCAGGTGTAATAATCCTCCTGGTCGCACCAGCGGATCAGCAGCGGATCGAGCAGTTGGTCGCCTTCCGGGTTGCAACCATAAGCGACGAGGATTTGCGCCGGCATTGCGACAAAGATGCCGTTGACGAAGATCGGCGCCTCCTCGATCAGGCGCATATTCTGGAAGCCGGAATTCGGCGTCCATTCATAGATGCCGCCGCCGAGCGGATTGGCGAGCAGGTTTTCGCCCCAGTTATCGAGGGTGTAGTCGGTCGCGACCAGCGGGTCTCCGGTCTGCGCGGTCGAAGACGAACCGGTGCCGTAGCCGCCGGTGCCGTAGGTGCCGGTGCCATAGCCCGCTCCGGCGCCGGGCGGCCCGAGCGTGATGTAATAGGTCAGCTGCGCCTCGTTGGCGCCGCCCATATAGGCCGAGGTCGTGGACGTGGCCGCGGTGTTGGCCGCGATCGTGAAGGTGTCGGCCGTCGGCGTGGTGAGGATCGGATAGGTTCCGGACACCGTCAGGCCGCCAACCGTGGTGGACACGAGGGCGGTAAACGGTTCCCCGACCGCCTTGCCGTGATTGGCGAACGTCACCGTGACGATGGCGGACCCGCTTGTGGTCCCGAATTGCGGCACCGCGCCGCCGTTGGCCACCGTCGACGTTGCGGCGCTGTCTGCCGTGATCTGATAGCTCGTGGGCGTGACGGAGGCATCGATCGGATAGACGCCATAGAAGACGCAGCCGCCGACCGACACAGGTGTCCGGAACAGGATGGAGTCGTAATCGGTGACGTTGGAAATCCCGGCGTCGGTGATCGTTACGGTTGTCGAGAGATTGGTGGTCGCGAACCCCGGGGTGAACGCGGTATCGAGCGTCTGCGGCGTGATGTCGGAGACGACACCGTCCGAGACCGCACTGACATTGGACGTGGCGCCATAGGCGAGCCAGTCATTGGCCGACAGGTCCTGCCACGCATGAAGGTCTCGCGCGGTGCCCCCGAGCACCGCATCGACGAACTTCTGCCAGCCGCCGAGCTTCTGCGGCAGTTTTGCCTTGAACCGGATGAGGTTGCAGGACGAAATCCCGGCCTCGTTCAGGGTCTCGGTAAACTCCGCATTGACGGTCGGGATGAGTTTGAGCGGGAAGTTTGGCATCAAGCCGCTCGGATCAGCACAATTCCACCGACCACCGTCGGCTGCATGTTGTTGTGCGACGTGCCCCCTCCGGTACTCCCAACCGTATGCGTGTGATCACCGTTCGAGGACGAGGTCAGTGTTCCGGCGGACGGGACATAGACCGTGATTGATCCACCGCTACCTTGGTTCGGATTGCTTGTCAGCAGCGGACCTACCGTATGGGTGTGGGCGCCGTTGGTGGTGAGCGTGTGCGCGTGCGCTGCGAGTTGCGCTTCGGTAAGGGTGACGTTCTGAGCGCCACCGGCCGCGAAACGGGTTGCGCCGTCGATTCCGGAGCCCGCGGTGGTGACGCGGTTGGTGCCGCCATCGAGCGCGATGCGCGAGCGCCCGCGATGATCCGGCAATGTCGTGCCGCCGAGGATCGTATTGAGATAGGGATAGGTGACGGCGCTGAACGTCGATCCGTCGCAGAGAAGATACGGCGGGACGGTGCAGTTGCTGACCCAGAGCGGGGTGGAACTCCCGGCATAGTCCCAATACCCGCCGATGTTATGCGGCAGGCTTCGGTAATACATGTTGGTGCCGTCGGTGAAGACGTCGGTGCATTGCCCCGGCGGCGGGCAGATTTTCGCGCCGGGCACGCTGCACTGAATGCGAACGAAGAAGTTGCCGGTGCAGAGATTGTAGACGGTCCACCAGCCCGAAACCGACGGCCAGGTCACGGTCAGGTTGCCGAGCAGCGCGCCCGACAGGATGATCGTGCCGCAGTTATATTCAGCGGCAGACAGAATGACGTTCGATGACGACAGCACCACCGACGCGGTGGCGCCGAGATTGTCATCGATTTTCTCGAAATTCGGGTTGAGGTCGTCGGACCCCCAGATGCCGCTTTGCGTGCCGGTCGCCGGGACCGAATAGCCGCGGTTCGAGGTTGATGGCATTGCGCGGATTCCGTCGGCAGCCCCGGCGGGACCGGGGAAGGACGCATGGCAGGGAGACGCGGTGGGTTATCGGCCGGGCGTTGCGATCGGGGTCGGCTGCAGCGATCCCCAAGCACCAGAGGCGTATTTCTTCCGGTTCTCTTCGACGTTCGCGGACGCGAGCCGGGTCGCATATTGCTGCTCCCAGGCGGGAACGGCAGCCTTTTCGGCAAGATTGGCCAGATAGATCATCGAGGCGGCGAGAAACAGGTCCGGCAGATACAGCGTCAGGTAGGTGGTCGTGTTGCTGGACGAGAGCGGCGTCGGCCGGATGGTGCCGATGACCTCGACCGTGAAGCCCGCATTCGGCACCGGGCCCACAATGATGGTCTGGTCAGTGACCATGGCGTAGCAGGACGGTGTCCCGGTCCCGGCCGTGGACGGCCAGACCGCGTCCATGTAGTCGCGCGACACCGACTCAAGCTGCACCCTGGTACCGAGATTGGGCGTAGCCTGCGACGATGGGGTGATGACATTGATGCCGTTCGTGACCACGAAGCGGCCGGATGCGCTCGGCAGCGTAAAATCGCGTGACCCGGATGTGAGCGTCCCGGTCTGCCGCGTCACCGTGTTCAACAGGTCCAGGTCGCGATAGCAGCGCTGTTCGCCGTAATCGATTGCGCCGGGGACCAGGATTTGCGGGTTGAAATCGGACTTTATGGCCGCGCTCTCGTCGAACAAGCGCTGCACATAGGTCTGGAAGGTCATGCTCATGACTGCATGCCCGCAAAAGTCTGGTTGAGCTTCTTGCGCGTCTCCTGCGTCTGGGCCGATTTGAGCAGGGTCTGGTACTGGCTTTCCCAGGAGATCGCCATCTTGGGATCGTCGGCCTGCGAGCCGAAATTCTTCTGGTAACCCGAGGCGAACACCATCGACGCGGTGATCAGCAGCTGCGGGAAATGGCTGCTGAGAATGGTGCTCGGATTGCTGACCGACATTGCGGTCGGTCGCACCGTGCCGATGACTTCGATCAGATAGGCGGCGTCCGGCGCCGGGCCGAACACGACCTGGGTATCCGTCACCATCGCGTAGAGGGACGGCACCGAGGGCGTACTCGGGGCGGTCTCCGTGGGATAGAGGAAATCCACGAGCCGGAGCGCGGCGGGAGAAATCGGGTTTCGGGTGCCGGTGGCGGTAGTGCCGCCCGCCGGCGTGATCGCATTCATCCCCTGCACGATCAGGAAATAGCCCTCGCTCGGGACCGGCAGGGTGAAGGACCGGCTGTTGGGCGTGGTGCTCAGCGTTGCGTTGCGCACCGTCGTCGCCAGCAGGTTCAGGTCAGTGTAGCAGCGCTGCTCGGCGTAATCGATGACCGACGGCTCGATCGCGACGAACAGCGGGTCCGACTCTTCCATAACCATCAACTGCGCAAGGGCAGTTGTGTAGGTCGAGTAGGTGTAGGACATCAGGCCGCTTTCTTATCCCGCGGTGCGTCCTTGGCTTTCAGGACGGTGTCGCACATTTCGACCACTTCCTTGATGAAGTCGCCGCCGAGGAAGGTCGGGAAATTGTTGAGGATGTCGCAGAGTTGCGCGTGATCGGCGTCCTCGAGCGTGATGGTGAGGCCTTCGGTCTTTTCGAGGACATCGGCGATACGCAGCCGCTTGCGCATCATGTCGAGGGTGAATCCGTGTCCTTGCGGGGCGTTGATGACGATGCCGTGCAGGATCGACTTCGGCTCGAACGCGACTTCGATGCCCTGGGCGTTTTTCTTCGGCGGACAGGTGTTGAACGTGAAGGTCTTCACAGGGGACGCCTCTTGCTGGTGGGGAACGGATGGATCAGCCGCGCGCAGGCGCTGCTGCCGCGGCCTGTTCGGCCGCGATCTTGGCGCGCTCTGCCTGATCGGCCAGTTCGGCTTCGGCCTTGGCCGCGGCCCTGGCTTCGATTTCGTCCTGCTGCTTCGCGGACAGGTTGGCGTGATCGACGCCGCCGGCGATGTATTTGCCGAGGTCAGACAGCCGCATGGTCAGAGGGTTGCTGGCGTCCTGCTGGATGTTCGTGCCTTCTCGGCCTTCGACAACGGGGCCGAGGAACACGGTGACGAACGGATCGTCCTCGCCGTAAGGGATGTCACACTGGAAGCGCCAGGCTTTATATTCCGGCATGGTCATTTTCCTTATGCTGCGGAAGTGAGATTGGTCCACGTCGTGGAGCCGTTGGTGTTGACGTAGAGGCGCGTCGACGTGGACGAGCCGTCCGAGCGCAGGTAGAGCGAGCCCTGGGCAGCAGAGAGCGTCGGCGCACCGGAGCCGAAAAACATCCCGAAATTCGCGGTGGACGAGAACACGAAGCCCGCGCCCGCGGTGCCGCCGGCCGGAATTGCGGTGGCGGAATGGGCGGCGACGGCCGCCGCGGAGTTGATCAGGCCCCCGGCGTAGATCGCGCCGCTGGCACCGATGCCGCCGGTGACGACCACCGATCCGGTCGTGGTCGAGGTCGCGGCGGTGCCCACCGTGAAGCTGGTCACGCCAGCGAACAGCGAGGGCGCCGTTCCTGCCGCGTAGAAGGCGTAGCGGGTCGCACCCGATGCCGCGAGCAGCGAGTAGAAGCCGTAATTCGTCGTCGCCCCGATCAGCGTGTTGTCGGCGATAAACCCGAACTGGCTGGTAACGGTGGCCGAACCGCCGAACGAGCCTTGGATGGCGCGGAAAGCGTAGAGGGCCGGGAGCGTGAACGATGCGTTGGCAACCGCGAGCGACGAGAAGAACCCATGCGCCGCCGTCGTCACATCGGACTGGATCTGCGCAAAGGTCGCGTTGGCGTAGGACGTGGCCGCGCCCGTCATCTGCTTCACGCTGGAGAAGATGCGGCCAGCGGTGGTCGCGCCGGCGCCGACCTGGACGTTGCCCGCGCTATCGATCCTCATGCGCTCGGTGGAGGCGGTAGCGAAGCTGACGGTATTGGCGCTCGGCAGGTACATGCCATTGGCGGGGACGGCGGACCCCGTCGGCACCAGCGCGGCGGCGTTGACGTTGCCCCCCGCGAAGATGGCGCCCAGCAGGCCGATGCCGCCGGACGCGCCCGTCAGGACGAGGGCACCCGTGGAGGTCGACGTGGACGCGGTCGCCGAAGCAAGCGTCAGGATGCCGGTCAGCAGGCTCGGAGCCGAACCGGCACTGTAATAGGCAAAGCGAGCGGCACCCGACGCAGCAAGATCGGTCCAGAAGCCGTAATTGGTGCCCGCCCCCGTCAGGTTCGAACCTGCGGCAAAGCCGTACTGATTGGTGATGGTCGCCGAACCGCCGAACGTGCCCTGCGCGGCGCGGTAGTGGTACAGGATTGGCAGCGTGAAGGCCGCGTTCTGGACGCCGAGCAGCGTCAGGTAGCCCGATGCCTGGGTGGTGACGTCGGATTGCACGGTCCCGGACGACACGTTGGCGTGCGACGACACGGCTCCGGTGATGTTGCGGATATTTGAGAACGAATAGCCGGTGGTGATGGCGCCGGCGCCGACCTGCACCGCCCCGACGCTGTCAACACGGAAGCGCTCCGTCGTGTTGGTGGCGATGCTGACGGTATTGGCCGCCGGCAGATAGACACCGTTCGCAGGCACGCTCGAACCGGTGGGGACGAGCGCGGCACCGTTGACATTGCCGCCGGCAAACAGCGCGCCAGCGAGGCCGATGCCGGCCGAAGCCCCGGACAGGACGAGGGTGCCGGTGCCGGTGGTGGTGGACGCCACGGCTCCGAGCAGGGTGACGATTCCGGTGGCGCCGATCGAGGCCACGGCCCCGGAATTGGTGGCAAAGCCCAGCGTGTTGGCCGACGGCAAATACATGCCATTGCTGGGGACCGAAGCACCGGTCGGGACCAAGGCCGCCGCATTGACGTTGCCACCGGCAAAAATGGCCCCCGGGAGCCCGATGCCTGCCGATGCGCCGGACAGCACGATCGCACCGGTCGAGGTATTGGTCGAGGCGACCGCAGCCGATACCGTGACGATGCCGGTCGAGCCCACGGTGACGCGGTCGGTGCCGTCGGTGCGCAGGAACACCGAGGCCGCCGCCTTGGAGGCAATGCGGATCGGGACGTTGGTTTCGCCATCTGACGACAGGAGCGGCGTGCCGCCGGTCGAATTGTTGGTGACGCGGAGATAGTTGACCGCCGAGGCCGTCGCGGTGAAGGCGAGTTCGGTATTGCCGCTGCCATCGAAGATCGTCGACGACCAAGTGGCGTCGTAATCGGTCGACGAGTTCTTGGCGAGCAATTGCCCGCGGGTGCCACCCGCCGGCAGATTGCCGCTCGCCAGGCCGAACGCGCTGACGTTGATCTTATAGGTGGTGTTATCCGCCGCCCGGTTGATGATCAGGTAGTCGTTGGTGAGGTTCGGAACGGCGAGCGCGGTGAGCCCGGTCAGGGCCTTCATTGCGTTCGGGAAGGTCGCGCGCGCGTAATTGCCGGTCGCGGTCTCGTAAACCGTGAACGAGTCCGTGACCAGCATCGGATTGAGGTTCGAGAGGTCAAACGGGATAAAGCCCGATGCGGTGTTGGCAATGTCCGCAAGGGTCGCGCGCTTGTCGGTGCCGCCCTGGTTGATCCACGCATATTCAGACCCGTCGAGCCCAGTGGCGACGGGCAGATTGAGCATGGTGGCGTTAGCCATGGGGCGGTCTATTCTTCATCGAAATAATACGGGGTGTTGGGGTCGGGCGACGGCGTGACGCGGATCGCCATGGTCAGGTTGTCGCCAGTGGTGGTGGTCAGGTGATCGCCGTCTTCGGTCGACATGAAGGACGGCACATTCTCGCCATAGCGTTCCGGCCGCGTGACCTGCAGCGGCATCGGGTCCGGCGGCAGGATGATCGTCTTCAACTGGATTTGCGGCGTGTCGAGGCAGGTCGCGGTGCAAACCAGAATGCCGATATTCTGCAGCTGCATCCCCTGCCACTGATATTGCGGCACGAGATCGCGCATGGAGAACATCATGCCGCAACGGTCACAAATTCCGGCAGCTTCTGGGTTCGAAGGGTTTACGCGAGCCCTTCCTGTAGGGTGCCACGGGCCGCTCATGCGGCTTCTCCAGCATAAGCAAACCGCTTCCCCCCCGCCGTTTTCCGGTACGGCTTCTTGAGGCAAACTTCAATGATCAAGCTTTTTGAAAGCCCATAGTGGGCCGCAGCGGCAGATGCGCTGTGGAATGAGAGTCCATCATCAACACAGATTACCGGCCGCGCCTGAGACGCGGGGCCCAAGAGAGAATAGCGCTTGAATATCGAGATATTCTTGTGTCCGAGATCGCGAAGCATCTGCTTTGTTTCGTCGCTGTGCTTGCGGCCAAGGAACCTTGCCTTTCCTTTTTGAGCGGCGGAAATCCGAGCCTTCCCAGCAGCCGATATTGACCGCCCAAATTGCCCGTCCCCTCCAAGGGTCGAGTTATATTTGGGCTTCATCTCTGCGATAAGTTCTTGCTCTGCCACGAGCGCCTCGCGCGTGGTTTGGCATTGGCGAAGGGTTTCGATAGAGAAAACACTTCGGTCATATTTCCGCAGAGCGCGATAGAAACGGCTCTCACCACCGAAGCGCGCGCCCGCAAAGTGCTCATTTAGTCGGCGACGCAGCGTGCGTGTGGTCACGCCTATGTAGGTCTTCCCGGTCACGGAATTTGTGATCAGGTAGACAACGGCAGGCTTGTCCAGCGATGTTTTCAACATGCGGCTAACGATAATACCCGCCGAGCGCCGGCGCGATCGACATCGATACGTTCTCGGTGTCCTGGATCGCCGCGATCGCCCAAGCCTCGGCCGCGTCGGCCTTGCGCAATTGCTCCTTGTCCGGGGCGTAGATGCGCGACAGCCGGTACGCGGTCTCGGCGCACAAAGCATCGATCCAGCGATAGGGAATATCCGGGGTCTCGCCGCCCGGCAGGTTGGCGTCCTGAATCTGCCGCACGATCTGCAAATGCGCGGTGTAGGTGTCGTCCGCGTCAGGGACGAGATAGAACGAAATCTCCGGGGTGATCTGCCGATCAAACCAGTATTGGCTCGGGAAGCCCTCGGCGTTCTTGTTCGGCAGGCTGGCGTAATCGAATTGGCTGATCGGCCAGCAGATGCGGTCCTGCTGGGTGTCGCCGCTGCCGGTCCGGATGAAACAGGACAGGATCATCACGCTGCGGGCCGGCAGCGAATACGTGATCGTGCCCTCGGTCAGGTCCAGCGTCTGTTCCTCCGAGGTCCAGAGGTTCGGCTGCTTGTTGGAGAACGTCACCATCGCGAGGTTGATCGCGCGCTGGCCGTCCTTCATGTGCTCGGCGAGGAGCGACGTCCGGCGCACACCGCACCGGGAAAAACCCTCAATCAGGACATCCGCATTCGACAGGGCGAATGCGTAGGTGCCGCTCGAGGCCATGTCGCGTCAGTTGCCCGCGATCCCGGCCTGCACCACCGTGGCCTGCGCGGTGCCGGTGCCGGAATTGATCTGCAGCCGCCACGCATAGATCGGCGATGATCTCGAGGAATCCGTGTTCGCCGACTTGGCCGCGAGCGCGGTCAGGTTCCACGCGGTCGGGAATTTCGTGATCGCGTTGGGCTGCGCGGGGTTGATATAGCCCGAGGTCGCCGCCGCCGGGTTCGGATAGGTGCCGCTCGGATCCTCGAAGGTGTATTGCCAGGTGAAATCGACCGTGCCGGAGACCGTGATGCCGATGCCGAGCCCGGTCGGGGTCATGGCATTGCTGATGATCTGCCACGGGGTCGCGCCGACGCCATTGGTGCCGACGATGATGGCGCCGGCCGCAGCGGCGGAGATCGCGATGCGCGTGACCGTCTTGAAACTCTGCGTCGTGACGGCCGTGGTCGCGGTGCCCGCCACGGTTTCCTGCAGGCTCACACCGTTGTCGTCGGCCCCGTAGACCGTGAAATTCGTGCCGGTTTCGTCGGCCGCGAAGGTGAACAGCACGATCCGCTGGGTGTCCAGCGTGGCGACGCCGCCAGAGGCCAGCACACCGTTGATCGTCATATTGCCCGCGGCGCCCGGGGTCTGCGAGGCGCAGATGCCGTTATCGTCGGCGGCCGCAAGCGTTTTGGAGACGTAGATTGGCCTCATAGCCCGGTCCCTCTAAGCAAAAGGGGCAGCCGAAGCCGCCCCTTGGAGTTTGGTCGGAACGCGACCGCAGGAGGCTCGTTACTTGGCCCCGTAGGCCAGGGGATTCTTGGACGCGACATCGGCCATCGGCGACAGCCGGCCGCCGCGCTTCATCGGGGTCATGGCCTTGCCGGGGTGCATCGCCTTTTCGTGCTTATGCACCGCGGCCTTCGCCATGGCCTTGTCCTGCTTCTTGTCGGAATGCTTCATGACGTCACCATCAGGTCGGGTTGACCGCGAGGCCGGTCGTGCCGGCCGTCGGGGCGCCACCGTCCACCCAAATCTGGGACAGCGCCGCGGCATCGCCCCAGTTGGTCGAGGTATTGCCGCCGACCAGCGTGCAGCGCTGCATCACCAGGATGCCGCCTGCGGACGCAGCCATGGAAATACCGACCGTCAGCGCCGTGCCCGACGAATTGATGTCGTTCACGAACAGGCAGTCGTAGAACCACTGGAAGCGGTCGATCGCGGAGGCTGCCGCCGTGACGATGAAGAGCGGGGTTGCCGCGCCGGCCACCATCGGGAACAGGCAGTTCTTGAACACGTTGCGCGGCGAGCCGCCGGCGAATTCCATCGAGGCGTTCGCCACACCGCGCGACACGGTATCGAGACCGATCGTGCAGCTGGCGAACAGGTTCTCGCCGGTGGTGCCGGTGATCAGCAGCGATCGGCTGGTGGTCGAAGCGGCCGAAGCCGCGTCACCCGCGCCGCCGAATTGCACGTTGTAGTAGGAATTCCGGCCGCCCGAGTCCGTCCAGCAAATCTGGTTATTGCCGCCGGTCGAAAAGCCGTTGAACAGCGAGAAATTGGCGAAGATGCACCCCTGCGCTGACACCGTGACGAAATTGCCGGAGCCGAACGTCGCCTGGGTATAGGTGCCCGAGGGCGGTGCGATGTGCGCGCGGGACGCGGCCGCGGTCGGAGCCGTCTCGCCGATCAGATGGCAGGCGTTCTTGGTCCATGCCAGCGTGCCGGCGGTGGCGGCGGAATTGACCGTCTGGGCGAGCGCGGTCGAGAGCCGCGCCGCGCCGGTGGTCGAGCCGTCGCCGATCAGCACGCAGACGTCGTTCTTGCCGGCCGTCATCTTGTGATGGGCCATGTAGAGCGTCGCGAGCGGCGTTTCCGGCGACAGGCCGTCGTTGGCGTCCGAGCCGGTCGCCGGGTTCACGAAGAACCAGGTGCCGGTGAGCGGGATGCCGCCGATGCCCCCGACGAGGGGGACACCGAACGAGGTCAGGCCGTTCGGGAAGTTGGTGAGGGCCATTGTGCGAGCCCTCCCTTACGCGCTCGGCCGGCTGAAATAGGCCGCGCGCGGATCGAAGTACCCGAACGAGTAGCGCTGGTACCCCTTGACGAGCAAGTTGTCCGTACTGAATTCGACGCTCATGTCGGTCTCGAACGGCACCCGGTTCATGTGCACCAGGCCGTCCTGATCGGTCAGCAACTGCCAGCCGACGGTCGAGGTCAGGTAGTTCCAGACCAGATAGCCGTCGGGCACGCCGCCCTGCGTGGACAGGATGGCGTTGACGTCGTTGTTGCCGGTGCCGGGGCGCAATTCCGTCTTGAGCAGGCGGATCGCGGTCGGCTCGAGCTGCGGCGGGATCAGCAGGCGCCGCGGCTTGGCATTCATGCGCTGGTTGGCGTTGTCGCGGAAGTTCGCATTGATCGCGACCTGCGCGTCGAGCAGCGAGGTCTCGTTCAGCGCCACCGCCGGAGAGGCGAGGTTCGAGAACGTGCCGCCATCGACCGGATGGTCGGTTGCGGCAAAGGCCTTGCCGTCGCCGCCGACCGCCGCGTCATAGGTGGTCGCGGTGTTGAACACGTCCGCCGACAGCACTTCCTCGAGCCGGAGGAAGGCGTTGCGCAGGCCCATCGCCGACGGGCCGAATTCGGTCTTGTAGAGGTTGTCGTCGATCGCCTTGCGGGTGATCGCGAAACCGAGACCGATTTCGTCGTGCTCCTGGTTGTAGACGTAGCGCTCGCCGGACTGGGCGTCGAAGACCGTCGGCGCGCCTTCGGACTTGATCGCCGCGATCGGCAGGAAGCGCATCGCAACATTGCGCTCCAGCGCCATGTTGGACGTGCGGGTCTTGTAGACCTTGTTCCAGACACGCGGCAGCTGGTCGTATTCGCCGGTGAAGCCCCAGAGGCCGGGGAGGAGGAGATCGCGGATGTTTGAAAGTGCGATGGGCATCTGTCATCTCCTCGCTATGCAATGCCTTCAAGCTGGCGACGAGACCAGTTGTTGGGCTGGAGGATGACGCGGTTGTAGGCCGAGGCATCGTCGGTGCCGTTCACGGCGCCGGACGTGGTCTCGTATTCGGACAGAAGCCCGTACACCCGGAACGGCAGGGTGTTGGTGGTGGCGAGGGTCGACTGATCGACCGTGGAGGTCGAGAAGCCGGTGACGGAGCTCGGCGTGCCGATCGCCACGTTCACGTTCTCGCCGATATTGGCGAAGGTGATCGCGGTATTCAGGGTCTGCGCGACGAACAGCGTCTGCGGGTCGGTGATGAGATAGGCTTCGGCGTCGGAGCCCTGCGCGGTGCCCGGCCAGTAATTGGACCAGACCACCCGGCCGACCGACGTGTTGAGGTATTTGCAGCCCCAGAAGATGCCGACAAACTGCACGGTCGAGGCGGTCGCGCGCTGGATATAGCCGGTCGACACCGGGATCACCGGGTCGCCCTGACCGATCGCGACGTTGTAGGTCGAGAGAATCTTGCGGGTTTCGAGGCCCATGGTCGGCGAGCCGCCATCCATGCGGCGCCAAGGCATGAACCCGTTCGGGGCATTGGTATTTGCCATAGCGGTTTCCCATCTATGCCGACCGAACCGCGAGCCTCGCGATCTTCGTCAGCGGAAAACCACCACGGCGCGTGGCGGTGCCTATCACTTAGGACTTGGCTAACACGGTTCGAGAAGAGTGTTCCGTATTTTGCGCGGGCGCCCCGCAGGACGCTCGCGAACGCCCCGCCGGCGGGCGAGAAGCCGCGTGTAGCGCGGCGTCACGCCAAACTCAGCCGCGATCGCTTCCCGCTTCTCCCCGGCCTCCATGGCGTCGCAGATGGCCTGCTTCTGCCATTCTTCGAGGCGCCAGGGCCGTCCCATGATGTCGTTCCCGTCACTCCGGGACCGGCATCGAGGGGATGCGCTCGTGGCTCTTGCGGAAGAACGTCTGCCGCGGTGCCGAGCCGTGGTTCGGGTCGAGCATGTTCGGATTAACGCCGTCCGGTCGGCCGGCCGCCATCTTCTGCTCTTCCACATAGCGCGCGCGCCGCGCGTCCTGCAATTCCTCGGCGCGGGCTTCCAGCGTCAATTCGAGCGGCCGATACATGAGCACCAGGCCATCGACGTTGATCTCGCCCTTGTGGCCGGCGCGCATGATGCGGCCGTCGAGATGTTTGAACGGCTCCTGGCTCGGGTCGACCGGCTCCCAGCCCTGCTCTTCCATCATGCGGCGCTGGAAAGTCTCCGGCTTGCCGAGCACGGTGTCGATGTTCCACTGGAAGTCCATGCCTTCCGGGATCCAGTCCGGCGGGATGTGATAGCGGCTCTGGCTGCCGACATTCTTGCGGGTCCGGACCTTGGCGCGGACCGGCTCGCGCGCGGGCTCGGCCTCCTGGGTTTCGGTGCGGACCGGGGTGCGGGCGGTGCGGGGTGCCATGTCGGTGCTCCTCAGCGGGTCGTGGCGTAGCGCTCGGGATCGGTCTGCTTGCGCTGCTGGAGCAATTGCTTGTTGCGCGCGTAGACCGTTTCCGACTGGCCGAGATTGCGCGCCATCTGGCGCTCTTCCGGGGTGAGTTGGACCTGGCTCGGCTTGAGCGGGCGGCCGGAGTGTGACGGAGCGTCGCGAGTGACGGGTGCGGTCACGGAGGGGGACCTTTCGCTGGTGTCGGAGCGGCCCGACGACTTGTCGAAGCCCATGAACTTGTCGACGTACTTGAAATAGCCGTCGGTGCCGCGGTCGTGGCCGGCCCGAAGCGCGCGATTATGGGCGACGGTCAATTCGGCATGAGCCGATGAGCCCTGCACCAGCGTTTCGGGGTGCTTTTTCAGCCATTCCTTTTCGGCCGGCAGCAATTGCGGATCGCGCTCGATTGCCGAGATGACGTCGCCGCCCCGCTCATCGGTCGCTGGGCGCTTCGGCGCCGTATCGAAATTCGCGATCGCGCCCTCGAAATGCAGGATTTGCGCAGCGGCGCGGCCGATCTTGCTCTGCGCCTTGGCCATCGCGTCCGGGTCGCCGGCTTCGTAGGCTGACTTGTATTCGGCTTCGGCCGTCGCCTGATCCTGCTGCGCCTTTTCGAGCGAGGAGGTCAGCAATTCCTTCTCGGTGTCGGTGTTGGACGCGCGCAGACGCTCCGCTTCCTCGCGCGCGACCGCCGCTTCGCGCACGGCGCGATCGCGGGCCTCGTTCGCGGCGCGCAGCTGCTCGGAAAGGTCGGGCGCGCCGGCACCGTCATCGGGCTCGGGCCGCTCCTCCTCGCGCTCTTCGGTGCGGGCGGACACATCCTCCCCGCTCGCGGCCGGCTCCAGTTCGACCAGAACCGGCTCTTCCAGCGGGATACGGGCCAGTTCGGCCTCGTCCTTGATCGGCTTCAGCTTGGACATGGGTGCCTCACTGGCGGTGCGTGATGGTGTCGGGATCGGAGACCTTCGCCTGGATCAGCGAGTCCTCGAACAGCCGGCAATCGACGCCGTTGACCTGCAGCCGCTTGCCCTCGCCCGGCGAGAACGTGACCCAGTCGCCTTCCTTGCAGGAGAAGCCCGCGAAATTGATGTTCTGCGCGGCGTCGTCCTGAAACGCGAGCGGCCCGACCTTGAGCACGTAGCCCACCGCGCCCTGATACAGGTCCTCCTTCACCGACTTGTCGGTCAGGTAAATGCCGCTCTTGGTCTTGCGCGAGCGGATGAAGGGCCACACCAGCACGCGGGCGCCGGCGAGCTCGAAGCCGGACAGGTCGCCGATCGCCTTGAGCATTTCGGCTTTCGGGTTGTCACTGTCAGCGATGTCGTAAATGGCCGCAGCAGGCATACGCGGTTATCTCCGGGTTTGAAGGTCGGACAGGGTTTGTGGGATCAGCGAGAAGCGGACCTGCTTGAAGGCCTCGATCATCCCGCAGGCTTGCTGGTACTGGTCGTAGGGCAGGCCGGCGGCGAGGCCATTGATTGCGTCGGCGATGATCTTGTCGAGGTCCTCGGTGAGCTTCGCGGCGAGGTCGGTGTCGAGAACGCTCATGCGCCGATCGGCCCCTCGTCCGTATCGATCACCTGATCGTTGTGGAGCGTGGCCTGGGCGAGGAATGTCGCCGCATACATCAATCGGCCGACCGCACGATCAACATCCGAGAGGCAGGACGCGACATAGGGGTTTCCCGCACGGTCGCGGCCGACGATCACCACGTCGGTGATCCCCTGATCGATCGCCTTTTGAAGCAATTCCTCGGCCGGCAGAACGCCCAGCAGATCCCGGCGCTCCACACCCGGCAAAACATGAATTTCCGCCATCAATGCCTCGTCGGACGCGACGGCACCGCATCGACCGTGACGTTCACCCACTGGCCGCCGCGCACCGGGAATTCGTCCGGAACCTTCGCGACCACGTAGCAGGCCATTGCCGGGTCGGAGGTCTCCTCCCCGTCCACGTCCAGCATGGTGTCGATCTTGGCGTCGCAGCGGTCGAAATGGACAAGGCCGATCTTGAGATCGACCGCGAGAATGGTCAGGACCGTCACGCCTTCTTGCCGTAGGCCTTGGTCTTGGCGAGGCGGCCGACGCCGGACGCGGCGCCGCCATGCTTGATGCTCGGATACTTGTGCGCCGATCCGGTCTCGTTGCGGGCGGATTTCGAGGCCTTCATGGACTCGCCGACGTATTTTGGCTGTTTCATTTCGCATATCCCGGGAATTTGCCGGTATAGGCCGGCGAGTTGACGGGGACGCAGCGGCGCGGCTCGCCTTGCAGCGGGCCGAGTTGAACCGAGGCATCGACCTTCGGAGCCTTGGCCGAGGCCGGGCCGTCGTTGCCGTAGAGCTTTTCGGGGCGCTTCATGCTGTCGGCAAAGCGCCGGCCGCGCGCGGACTCGTCGGTATATTTCGGCATCACTTCCCACCTTTCGGTTTCGGTCTCGCCTTCACGGCGTCGATACGCGCCTTGTTGTTCGCCTCCGCGATGCGCTCGCGATGCGCGCGGTCCTCGGCGCTGTTCTCCATCCGCGAGGCGATCTCCGCGGCCTTGTGATGGTCCGCCTGCTCGGCCTTTTCGGACGCGACCGCCAATTGCCCGGCTATCCGCAATTGCTCGGCTTCCCTCTTAGCGTCCGCCTTCAACTGCTCCAGTTCGATCTTCATTTCCAATTCGCGGATGCGAGCATCGCGGCTGGCGGCGGCTTCCTGCGCTCCCAATTGGGCTTTCTGTATTTCGGTCTGCGCCCGCAGTTGATCGCCTTGCGTCTTGGCCTGAGCCATCGCCAGTTTGCCCTGGTCGACCGGCGGGGCCTGCGGCGGCATCGGCGGCGCCAGCAATTCCTGCGGGTTCGGCTCGTCGAGCGCGGCCGCAACCCGCTCCCAGACCTTGCGCTTGTCGAGAAGGCCTGGGTTCTGCTGGTCGTAGGTCTGCAGCGCCGCGGTGCGGGCCGCCCGGTGAAGCTTGGTCGGATTGTTCGGGTCGGACACCGGCACGAGGTCGAAATCGTTCAGCGCCTTGACGAATTGCTCGGCCTGCCATTGCCGGGCCGGGCGCCGGTTGAAGCGCCAGAACGCCTCCGGATCCTCGAGGAAGCGCTCCCGCAGCAACTGGAATTCCGTGCTCTGCGCGGTATGCAGCCGTTTCAGTGCCGCGCCGGTGGGCTTGGTCGCCTGCTCGATCAGCGCGAGCGTGGTTCCGACCGGCGCGTCCTGCTTGCCCTCACCGACCTGGATATTCGCGGTGCCGCCGACGCGCTGGCCCAATTCCGCAAGCTGGTTCTGGAACATCGCCCAGGCCTGCGAGAATTCCTTGTACGGCAGCGCCATCACGGCGTCCTGCAGTTTTGCCAGCCCGACATCGAGGCCGACGCCGGAGCCCGGAGGCACCCTGAATTCGTTGGTCAATTGCCGCCCGGCGCCTTTGGCATAGAGGAAGCCGGGGAAATTCGAGAACATGCCGTTATCGATGCTGATCCGCATCATCGCGGTCAGCGCCTTGGCGAGGTTGCCGACGATGTGCAGGAGCCCGATGCCGTAGAAACCGAACGCCTTGGTGTAGGGATATTCCACGAAATACTGCTTCGGCAGGCACTGTTCGTCGTCTTCCTTCCAGTTCCGGACGATCTGCAGGACCTGCCGGCTGTCCTTCTCGATCGTGACGCGATACGGAAGCGCGAGACCCTTCCCCTTGAATTGCTCGGGGGCGTAATCCTCGAGGTCCAGTTCGCAGCAGACCTCGTAGAGCTCGTAATCGGCGTCCTTCGGATCGGTCGGAGCCGGCGCGACGCCCGTGACTTCGGCCTTGGCCTGGTCGACCGCATTGACGTCGCTGTCCGGCGCCGGCTGCCCGAGCGCGACGTCGCGATAGGCCCCGAGAAGCTGCATCCGCTTCATGGTCGAGGGCTTCATCTTGATCCGGTGCGTGATCCGCTGGGCGTTGCCCAGATCGGTCAGCGCATTGGAGACGATGAAGTCCTCCATCGGCACGGACTCGGAGACCGGCCGGCGCCGGATCGGGCAGTTATAGACCTTCTTGATGCCCTGCCCGCCGAAGCCGACGGAGAACAGCATCCGGTCGGTATCGGGCACGTATTCCTTCGCCGTGACGGTCAGGAAGTGGTTGAAGTCCTTTTCCAGCGCATCGGCGAGTTCGTCGCGCTTGTCCTCCTGCGGGCCTGTGCCGGGCATCGGGACGCCGGGGACCATGGAGGGCTGCGGAGGGATTTGCGGCACGGGAGGCGGCGGCACAGCGGCACCGCCGGCCATTGGCGCCGGCATCGGCGGGGCGCCAGCGTCGGCCATGCCAGCATCGTCCAGCGGCGGACCGCCGTTGTGGCCCATCTGCGGCGGCTCGGCAGGCTTCTGCGGCCGGTCGTCCCGCACCTTCACCGGGCCCGCGGCCGGGAGCAATTCGCCCCGAGCATTGGCCTGGAACATCAGCACCGCCTCGAGCAGGAGCGGATGCCGGGCATTGGACATGCCTTCCAGCGGCGCCGAGCTTTCGCCCGAGGTCGCCGAGGGCTCGTCGATGGTCAGGCCGAGAAGTTTGATGCCCGCGGCATGGGTCGCGAGCCATTCGGCGCGGGACTGGTCGTCCGCCTCGATCCCGGTCAGCAATTCGTCGGCGATGATGGCGAGCGTTGCTTCGTCCAGTTCCTCCGCGAGATTGGCATCGAACCGGTCGGACCGCTGCTTCGGCTCAGGCTTCGGGTCCAGATCGACGATGACGCCGCCATCCTCGGTCTCGATCACCAGCGCGCCTTCGTCGAGCATTGACGACGGGCCGTCCTCGAGCAGGTCCACGATCGCCGGGGGCGGCAAGGGCTCTGGTTCGGGCTGCGGCATCCGCAGCACATTTTGAAATGGACTGGCCAATGCGTTAACCGGCGCGGGCAAACTTACCGAAAAGCTGACGTGCTGCGCGGCAATAAGCTTCGTGAGCTAAGGCCGGGTCCGAGAAACTCCCCAAATGATGCAATGTGCCAGCGTGCTTGATTTGGGAGCGCCAGTGACGGTCGCGCTTGTGCCAAGTCACGCCCTTGAACCCGGAAGTATTGTGGCTTCGCCTTCCGACGTTAGCGTGATTTTGAGATCGCGTCGCGACCCGCAAATTCTTAATTCGATTGTCTGCACGATCGCAATTGATGTGATCCAGATAAAGCGCGGGCCATTCACCATGGACGTAAAACCACGCGAGGCGATGTGCAAAGTAGTGACGCTTATCAATGCGAATGCCACGATACCCGTCGGGGCGTACTGTTCCCGCGATCGACCCAACCGGCGCAGCCGAATTCATCTGAACGCGCCAAAGAAAAAGCCCCGTCTCGGGGCTGTATTCCACCAGTTCTTTCAGACGCTCCAGCGTTATGGTCATGGCAACCCCGCGGTCTTCACCATGTCGCGCGCGCGGATCGCGATCAGCGAGGCGGACGACAGGGCGGCACGCCGGAAATTCGGGGGACGGCGGAACAGCCGATCGATCTTCTCGGCGCGCTGGCGCTCCAGCAGTTGCCGAACGACCGATTGCATGTGGCCGACGTCGACTGTCATACGACGCTCTCGCCGGGCGCGATCTTGACCTTGCGGCTCTTGCCCTTCGGCCAGCCGCCCTTGCGCTTCGGCTCGGCTGCGCCGTTGCCGGCATGCGGCTCCTGCGCCGGCTCGGCGCTCGGCACATCGAACCGCGAGCGCTGCCACGACCGCAGGAACAGACGCACGCGCTCAATCTCCGCGTCGATCAGCGCCAGGTGCTCGGGCTGAATGCCCGCCGCACCGGACTCCACCTGATCCGGGATGCTCAGCACGTAATTCTGAATGCCGGCGAGATTGAACAGCGCGTTCTGCTTCCACTCGCCGGGGCGAAGCTGCATCACGGGCTTTGCGGGACTGGACATGATGGCGCTCAGAACTGGCCGTCGATCCTGGTGATGGCGTCGAAGCACGCGCGCAGCGCACCTTCTGCCGCCGTGAGCGAACCGTCGAGGCCGCCCGCAATAGCATTGCGCGCCTTGTCGTCGGCGACCGGATGGCTGTTGATCTTGGCGGACAGGCGCTCCAGCCGCTCGTGCAATTCCATGAGGCCGCTGCTCAGACCCTCGGCCCGCTGCAGGAAGCCGATCTCCTTGACTGGCGCACCCACCGCCATGCCCTGCAGCCCCTGCAGCGCAGTGCCCGTAACCTGACCGACTTGACCGAAAGCCATAACGCATCTCCGTTTGTTGGAAAGAAACTCGCGGGACTGCCGCCTTGACGTGTCCAAGATGAAGCCGGGTTTTCACCCGGACCGGACGTTCTCACGAGGCGGCATTTCTGAAAGCCGGGTTCACCCGCGCCCCGGCCGGAGCAACCGAACGCCCGGCAAATTCTGGTTGATCGACATCGATCGCATCGCGTTCTTTTGCACCCGCCCGCGCAACTGGAACACAACGAACCTATCCGTCAGGGCTTCCACGCGATCAGTGAAGGTGGTTCCGTCTTTGAGGCGGACGAAAGCCCGCTTACCGACATTGACCGTGGTGTGCTTCATGCATCGTAAAGCTTCCGCGCGCGGCCCCGGAACATCATTTCCTCGCGGTCCCTCGCGGCTTTTTCTTCCGCCCTGAGAATTAGTCCACGCGACCGCAAATACCAGAGCCCCATTGTCATGGTGTCGACCAAATCTTTGTGCGTCGATCTTGGAAAGGTCGCGGCCTGGTCGATCACCCGCTCGCTCAGCTTGCGCCAGCGCCCGTCAGGATAGCCTGGCGCCCAGACCAGACCTTCCTCGAAGGCGTAGGTCTGCGCATAGGCCCGCGCGATCTTGTCGCCCTTGGCAGGATCGACAGCCTCGATCGCAAAGCCCCGGCCGCCGAACCTGCGCTCCAGTTCCTGCGCCACCGACAACCCCGAGGCCTTCGCCTCGATCAGCAGCCGGTCCAGTTTTACGTCCTTCGCAACCTTGGCCGCCTTCTCGACCAGCGGGTTGAATTCCAGCCATTCCTCCCAGGAATGCACCAGCATGACGTTCGGCGCGCCACGCGGATCCGAGAACACGCCCCAGACCGTCATCGCCGACGGATCGTTCTCGTCCTTCTCGGTATAGGCCGTGTCCAGCACGCCAAGCATATAGGAGAAGCTGGGCAGATGCCCCGGCTTTACCCCGAATTGAACGCAGGTCTCGTCGTTCCAGTTCTTCCACCAGTGGCGCTTGAAGATGCCGCCACCGCGCGGCTCCGGGCGCTGCATATACTGGCCAGCCCAGAGATATGCACGACGCTTGAACGTGAGGATTTCCGCCTCGGCAAACCGCTCTGGCCAAGCCAGCTGCCCGTCTTCGGTTCGGGGGTCCTTCCAACCGATCTTGGTCTTGCAGGCGCGCGCAGGCTCGAATTCCATCGGGATCATCAGGTGGACGTATCCGCCCGATTTGATGATAGCGCCTGCGACATCAGCCTCATGCACGCGCTGCATGATGACCACGATTGCCGATTTCTTCAGGTCGTTGAGCCGGTTTTCTGCGGCCTCCTGGAACCAGCGCACGGTCTCGGTCCGAACCTGATCGGATTCCGCCTCCTTCACGTTGTGCAAGTCATCCGCGACCACCACGTCGCCGCGCTCGCCAGTGCCGACGCCGCCGACCGACGAGGCCAGTTTCCACCCCGTCTTGTCGTTGGATACGAGGGTTTCGCCCTTCTTCATCAGGCCGAAGCGCTCACCCCACAGAACCTGGAAGTCGGGGGACATAATCAGCGCCAGCATCCGGCGGTTATCGCGCTCGGTCAGCGCGGCCGAATACGAGAACGTCACGAACCGCTTGTGAGGCAGGTTCATCGGCCCCCACATCCACGCCGGCCAGAACACGTCCGTCAGCAGCGATTTCATGAAGCCCGGCGGCACGTTCATCAGGAGCCGGTTGATCTCCCCGAACGTCACCGCCTCGAGATGCTCGCAAATGGCCCGCAGCGGCCACCCGTCCACAAACTCGGTCTGCGGCTCGAGCGTTGCCCAAAAATGCCTGACAAATTCGATGAGACCGCCGCGTCGCGATTGGGCTGCCCGCAGCTTGTCGGCGTTACGACTTGTCTCCCTTCTCCGTATTTCCGCCTCGACCTCCGCCAAGCTGGGCAAGTGATCCAAGGATTGTTCGGAGTTGGCTAAGCTGGTCATCCGGCAACGCGCTCAAATCGTGCTTGATAGGACCGCCACCGGCACCCGTGTGTTCCATGCTCTGCACAGGTCGGCCCCACGCTCGATCCAAGATCGAATCGGCAGCTGATTTTGCCGCCGCATCGCTCTCGCTCTTACTGGCGATCCTCACAAGCGTGGCCAGCGCCAAAGCCGTATGGCCGCGCGCCAATTGCCCGATGGTGGCGTTAGCCTCTTTAGTGGCTTTGTTGACCGCGCCTGGCTTACGCCCAGCGCCTTCCCTCTTGCCGCCGCGGGCCATTTGATTTGGTTTGAATGTCTATCAGAGCAACATGCCCCGACGCCGCGCGAACTCGGTCGGGTGCTTGTAGCTTTTTGCCAAGTTGCACGGCTGGCAAAGAACCTGCAGGTTCTGCGGAAAATTGCTGCCGCCCAGCGCCAGCGGCATTACGTGGTCGACGTGGTACTTGCCGCGCAGCCCAACCTTGCAATAGGCGCACTTTCCGCTCTGCTTCGCTAGGATGCGAGCCACATCCTCCCGGGAGTGAGAACCGGCAGCACCCTTTTGCCTCGCTTTGCGATTGCGGCCCTTGGCGAGATGATATTCCTTGTTCTCGCGGTAATGTCGGCGTCCAGAAGCCCGGAGCTTTTCCCTGTTCTGGTCCTTCCACGCGGATCGCGTCTCTGGATTTGGCTTGGCTTTGCGAGCGCGCTTATAGGCATTGCGGTGGTCTGCGTTGTCTCGCGCCCACTCTCGCCAGTTTTCCTTCTTTGCTCCGGGCCCTTGAGCCGCCCACCACTGTTTAACGCGCTCTACTGAGCAAACTTTGCAATGCCCCGTCGTCGCATACCGGTGAGCCAGATGCCCGTATTTGCAGGCTACGCCCGTAAAGAAAAACTTGCTGCCTATAGCGCGCGCCTCCCTCTTGGATTTCGGGAGCAGTTGCAGGTCGATTTGCTCGTGGCGGCCATTGGAGAGGACAGGCATTAGCGAACGGTATAGGTCTTACCTGATAGGTCAACAGCATCAGGCCCTTTGCGGTCGCCGGGCTGCGGCCCGTGAATGTGCCGGACAACAGCAATCAGCACCGCCAGCGCATTGACCAGTTTGCTCTCAGCCGGAGACAGCGGCTCTCGGTAGATGTCGATAACCTGCTTTTCAAGGCTCGCGAGGATTTCCATTGGGCCGACAGCCACATCCGCGTCGAACGACTTCGGATCGTTCACTTGGGAGAACTCGACTGAGCGCACTTCCTGCACGCCGTCCTTGCGCACGATGTAGCCGGGCATCATTTCCGTCCGAGCGCCATGAACTGCTTGTGTTCGGCCTGCCGCTCGGCCCAGGTCTTCCCCCAATGCCAATCGAGGATGAACCGAGGCCGCCTTGGATTGCTGGCACCGCGCTTCCGGAAATAGACGCTCAGTCGCCAGACGTACAGGATGGCTTCGTAACCGCCATCCGAGACGGAACGAATGTTGAGGCCGCGGCGAGTTTCCTCGCCCTCTTTGCTCACGTGTATCATCACGCGGTCCATTGGAACGAGAAGGGCGCCGGTTGGGTCTGGGCTGTCTCGGCGAAACATCCGGAATACCCGTGCGGCCCGACATGGGTGATGCGGTGGTGCGCGGCCGCGAAGACCTTGCCGCCGCTGTCCCGGTGACGCTTGCAGAAGGCATAATCCTCGGTCATCCGGCCCTGTTCGGTCTCGATCTCGTCGAAGGCCCGGATCAGGCGGGACACGCCCCATTGCCGGAGCATCGGGCCGTAGGTGAAGGCGTCGATCCTGGGATCGGAGGCGGCCGCGCCGCTCGCCAGCATGGCGTCCACGCAATCCCTGCGGATCAGGGTGACGCCGAAGCCGATCGACAAGACCTCCAGGAAGCCATCGCGCGCCGTCGGCGCCTCATCCAGCAGCCGGCCGGCATACGAGATCGGATAGGTCTTCTTCGGATACAGGCAGCCAACCAATTGCTCGTCGAGCGCGAGCATGTCCAATACCAATTCCGGCTCGAATGCCATGTCGGCATCGACCATCAGGCAATGCGAGGCGTCAGTGATCCGGTCGTACCAGAGCGTCAGCATCTGGTTACGCAGATCGGCGATATTGGGGTAGGAATGCGTGGTGAATACCGGCTCAATTCCATTGAGCGCGAGCAATCCGGAGAGCCGCACCAGGCTCGCGGTGGTGTCGGCCTGCACGACGCGGCCGAAGGCGGGCAGGCAAATGAGCAATTTGCCGCGCAATTGCAATTGCGTCATTTGAGCAATTGCACCCCAATTGCCTTGGGCTTGCCGTCGCGGCCGGGGACAATCTCGAACGACACCCGCTGGTCCTTCACCAGCGCGCGGATTCCGGAAACCTTCAGGTCCTTCAGGTGGACGAAGACGTCCTCGCCGCCGCCGTCGGGCGAGATAAACCCGTAGGCCTTGTCCGCCAGATAGAACTTGGTGGTCCCTTCGACCCGGTCCGCCATCACGCAATGCCCTTGGAATTGGTGGCCCGCGCCCGTCACAAGAGGGGGACCTGGGAACGAGGCGCGGGCCGATCCGCGGTCGAGGAGCCTTCGGGGGGAGGGATTGACCGCGAAACGAAAAACCCGCCGCGGCCGGGGCCGGAGCGGGCAATGACGCGAATCACGATTTGACCTGAATTAACCGCTTGACCCCGCAATTGTCAACGCACCCCATCTGGACACACACGCAAAGGTCGTATAGCCAATTCCCCGACGAGGCATTTCGTTTTGGAGATGCCGCAATGCCAACGCTTGTCGATACCGTGGCCGCGAAGATGGCCGACGCCTATTACCGGGAAACCGAGCAGCGCAAGCGGAAATGGGGGCATTTAACGCCCTCTGAGCGTAGTTTGTGGCGGCTCCTGTCCCGCATCGCGGAGGAAGAATTCACCAAGGATCGGGTCCGGACCTCGGGTCTCGGGCACTTCTAATTCCTCTGCACCCGATTGCGCGTAGCCGTCGCGGTCCCGCCGGCCTTGATGGTCCCCGGCTCGGTCGAATACCGGAATGAGCGGGGATCCACGTCCGGGGCGTGATAGGGGCGCACAAGCTTGCGCTTCACGTCCCCCGGCTCGAACCAGAAATCCGCCAATGCGGCGAGACCAGAGCGCAGAACGCGGCCCATTTCTTCCTTCGCCGCCCGCTCGGTCGAATGCCGCACCCGCTGCGCTGTCTCCTCAACGCTGTAGCCCTGGCAGACGATGAATTGCAGCACCCGCTCCTGAACGGCGAGCAGCGCCTTGCGGCTATCGATCAGCACGTCCGCGGCTTCCCGGTAATGCAGCGCGGGCGGCGCACCGAGCGCGCCCCCTCCCCGCACCCGGTCGAAGTCCATGGAGCCGCCGATCGAGCCGTGGACTGTGTCGTAGGCATTGCGCAGCCGCATTGCCGCCCGATACGCCCGCTCGTTGTTCATGGCCCGGAGGTCCTTATCCTTGTCCTCGGCCAATTGCTTGCGGCGGTGCATGGCCTCGATGGTGTCGACGACGCGCTTGAGCTTTTCCACCGCCCCCGGGACCGTCGGGCTGTCCACCACGATGTCGATCAGCTTCGGCCGCGCGCTCGGCGGCACCGCCTTCAACGCAACGCCACGCATCTTGGTGTTGCGCGTCATGGTGAAGTCCCTCGTTGCAAGCGCAGTCATGTGTTCGCGATCTCCAGCAGAACATCGGCGTGGCAGGGTTCATCGAGCCGGCACCAACAGGCCAAATCCCTCCCGCGTAGCGCCGTATGAGCGACGTCCGAAGGATGCCACGCGCCCATTTTCCCAGCGAAAGCCGCCCGCCAGTTATGGCCGGCTGGATACAACTCAGGGCGCAAAAACCCTCTAACCATTTCGCCGTAAAACTCGACGCATTGCTCTCTCGTCAGCATCGGCACAAGAATTTCCACTTGATCCATGAGACCAAGACCGCGTCCGTCTTTCCCGTCGAATACGCCGCATGGCTCCCCCACCTTGAACGGGTTGCCCCATATGGAGCCGCGGCCGACATAGACCGCGCCGTGCGGCATCTTCCAGCCCTTGGCTTGGCTTCGCTGAATGCGCTTCGGCATCATCGTTCCTCGCTGAACCGCACCGTTTTGCCGTCGAAATCGCAGCGCCGGTAGCTGCCGCTGGCGTCGTCGCGCACCTTCAGCGCCGCCAATTCCGCCTTCCCGCGCCATTGCTCGGTGTCACGCAGCCACTTGTCATGGGCCTTGGTGCCCTCGCCTTCCGGCTCGTTCTCGATCAGCCATTGCGACGGCAGCACCACCCCGGCCATGATGTCGGAGCATTGCTTGATGATCTCGCCGCCGAATATCGAGCTCGACCGGATGCGCCAGGTCGTGCGCTTCATGCTCTCGCGAGTCACCTGCGCAATTGCGATCAGGGCAATTCCCAATTCCTTCGCCGTGTCTTTCAGGATCGGCATCGCGTGCTTGATGGTCTCGATGTCGGTCCAGCGGTCGCGCTCCGGCGCGATCAGGGGGATGTTGTCCAGCACCGCCAGTGCGATGTTGTGGCGCTTCTTCATCGCCCGCAGGCGCTTCACGATCTGCGAGACCTTCATCCGGCCGCTGTCGTCCACATGGATCGGGATCGACTTCATCGCCTTCACGGTGTCGCGGAGGTATTCGTATTCCCCCTGCGTGATGTCCCCGGTCTTCTGCTGGCGCATCGTGATCCGGGTATCGGCCGCCAATTCCCGGCGCACGATCGCGGACGCGCTCATTTCCATCGACAGGAAGAAGCCCGGCTGCGGGAATAGCCCCTGCGCGTTGTGGCGAAGGATCTGCGCAGCGAGCGCCGACTTCCCCGCTCCGGACGGGCCGCCGAGCGTGATCAGGTCGCCCGGCATCATTGGCCCGATCAATTCGTCCAGCGTCGGCAGGCCCGTCTCGAAGCCTACCCGCTGCTCGCTCTGATAGGCGCGGGCCGTGTCGTTCAGCGCATCTTCCGCAGCTGCGCCGATCGTGACCACCCCCGCGATTTCCTTGCCGAACCGGATTGCGCTCAGTTCCTGATCGAGTTCGTCCAGCAATTCATCAACGCCGGCCTCGCCCAACCCGCCGGCCACGCGCTGCTGCATCTCGGCGGCAAGCGTGATGATCTGCCGGCGGCGCCACAGGTCGCGGATGGTCTTGGCGAGTTCTGCGGCCTGCGTCAGGCCCGCAATGCTTTCGGACACGAGCCGGGCGAGATATTCCGAGACTGTCACGCCGGGGATGATTTCGGCCTTGGCGTCCGGCCCGAGCGCCGCGCCCATGGTCAGCGGCGTGACCTTCTCCCCCGCATCGAGTTTCGCGCTGATGAATTCCCAGATGCGCTGGTGGAGATGCTCGGAAAAATGCTGCGCCTCGACGATCTCGGAAGCCTCGAGCCAAGCGTCGTTCTTCAACAACACCAGGCCGAGCAGGGCTTGCTCGATCTGAATGTCGGCCGGCAGGAAGTCCTCAATGCGGCGCGGTGCGTTCATGCCGCCTCGGTCTTGCGCGTGGCCCATGACCGCTTCTGCGCGGCGGAACGCTTGGCGGATTCTTCATCCGAGATTTCGCGCGGCGGCTCGTTGTGCGTGATGTGATGGTGCGCGGCACAATACGGCGAGTCCTTGATCGGCGGATGTCCGCAGAACCGGTATGGTGCCTCGTCGCCATACGGGAAGCGGCAGGTCGTGCCGTTCAGATCGCTCAGCCCGATATTGAGCGGGACCGCATCGGCCTCCCGCATTTCGATCGGCTCGCATTTCGCATCGAGGAGGCGGATTGCTCCCTTCCCTTGCACCGAGACGCGCACCGGGACGCGGCGGGGCCGCTCCGGCACCACGGCCGGGCGGGGGGCCCGTGCGCGCCCCGGCAGCCCGAGCCGATGCACCTTGCCGATGATCGCGCTCCGGGAAAGCACCATCCCCCGCACCGGGTCGCTCATTTCAGCGGCGATCTTGGACGCCGAAAGCCCTTCACTCCAAAGGGCCTTCAATTGCTCGATCCGGACGTCACTCCACTCGAAGCTCATGCCGCGCTCTCCCCGAATTTGAATTCCCCAGGACGGGCCGAGTAGCCCAGCCGCTCTTCCTTGAGCGTGATGCGCAGATATTCCGCGATCATCGCGCCTTCGGCGGCGTCCTTCGATTTGATGTCCCACCCGATCAGCGCGCAGTGATTGAGCGCCTGCTGCTTCCACCAGGCCGAGCGCTGTGCAGAGTTCAGGCCCCTCGGCGGCCGTCGGCCCCCGTAAATCTTGGACCGCCAAGTGGCATTGTTCACTTCCCGGCACGGCACATTGATCGAATGGCAAACCTCGATCGCGTGCGCGCGGATGCCGTAGAGCCGCAGGAACGTCCGCATGGTCCCGATCGGCTTCTTGACGGTGAAGCGGGACGAACCGAACACGTCGCTCCGATCCTCGGTTTCGTTCATAGATAGGTCGGTGCGAAGCGGCTCCTCGATCGCGACTTCCTCGACCTCGTTGGCCTTCAACAGCGCGCGCCACCAGATGCGGAAACCCGCGAAGATTTCCGCGTCGGTACTGCCCTTGGGGCGGAAGAATTCGGCATGAACGAGCCGGTCGCCGCGGAGGATCGCAGCGCCGCTTGTCGTGGCCGAATCCAGTCCGCAGATGACGGTCATTCTCCCTCGGCGTCCTCGGCTTCGGCCGATTCCTCGTCCTCGTCGGCCATCGCCATGACGATGTCGCGCTCGGCGCGGCCCTGACGGAATGCGTTGAGCCATGCCTTGCCGGCGTCGGTATTGAGATCGTGGGGACAGGATTCCGCATCGCCGAGCAGCCCGGCCCGGCGCCCGTCTTCTGCGGCCTTCTCGTCGAGCGGTGCGGGACCGCCGGCAACCTCGAACAGGTCAAGCTGGCTCTTTGGCACCGCCTGACCGAGCACCCGAAGGTAGTAGAAGGTTTGCTTGATTTCCTCCACCGCCTCGTCGCGGTTGTCGGACTTGAGGATCTTGAGCGCGCGCTTCGCGGCCGGGAGATTGATCCCGCGCTTTTCGGCCTGCGCGAAAGCGTTGCGGAGCGTTCCGTTCGCGGAGGCATTGTCCTCCTGCGCTCTCCGGATTTTAGAGAGCGTGACGACCACCATTGCGTCGGCATCGACGGTCTGGTTGTGGGTGGCGGGCGGGGATTCCGATTGCGCGGGCTGCACTTGCGGTCTCCTCTTTTGCGCCGAATAGCGGGAGGCTTTCGGCTGATTGCGTCTTGCCGAGCGCGGCGGCCATGTGGCGAGCGCCCTCGCCCTTGCCCATGAACGCGCTTTCGATCCTGGCGCGCGCGAGGCGGCAGTATTCCGGATTGAGTTCGATCAGGGTCGCGCGGCGGCCAAGCGAAGCAGCGACCAGGGCAGTGGTGCCGGCGCCGCCAAATGGATCGAGCACTTCGCCGCCTGCAGGGCAGCCGGCGTTGATGCAGCGCTCAGCGAGTTCGGGCGGGAACGTGGCGAAGTGCGCTTCTGAGAATGGCGACGTACCGATCACCCATGCGGGCAAGAACGCTGGCTCGTAGTTGCGCAAATACCGTGTCTCCACAGGCATTCCGGACCCAGCCTCCGCAACCTTGCCGCCGAAATAACGCTCGTTGAAACCATCGTGGCGCCGCCCGTGGCCGTCCTGCTTGCGGACTACGGCTTTCATGTTGCCGTTGGTCTTTCGGCCACCGTTCGCGCGCGCTGACCCGACCTGCTTCTCGACTTCCTGAGAGATGCGGGCATGCGTGTTAGGGCTGCAAGGGAGCGCGACGGCCTCCGCGTCATAGAAACTCTTGCCGCTTTTGGTGAGGAGGAAGATTTTTTCGTGTGCCGTACTCGGGCGATATTTGCCGCTGGAGTCCGGCATCGGGTTCGGCTTGCCCCATACGATCTCGGATCGCACCCACCAGCCGTCCTCCTGCAGCGCGATTGCAAGACGGTTCGGGATCATGCACAGGTCTTTGGCTTTCAGAACGCCGCCGATGGTGCTGAACGGCTTGTCGCGAAAGGTGCGGTCGTCGTTGCCGGCAGCCTTTGTTTCAGCCGCAGAGCGCCCGTTCGGCGACGTCGCATAGCAGTCGCCGTAATTGAGCCAGAGCGTGCCGGTCGGTTTCAGCACGCGGCGGACCTCGCGGAACACGTCGACCATGACGGCCAGATGCTCGCCCAGCGTCGGCTCGAGACCAAGCTGGCCGCTGACACCGTAATCGCGAAGGCCCCAATACGGCGGTGATGTCACCACGCAATCGAAATGGTCGCTCGGCAACCGGCCAAGCATCTCCCGCACGTCACCGCACCACAGCGTGACGCGGCCGTCCAAGAACGTCTCCGGGGTCGGGAGCGCCAGCATCATTCCACCCCGGCCGCCTTGCGGAGGGTATCGTTGATGACCGCCGCGACACTCCCGCCTTCCCGCTTCGCGATTTTGTCATAGAAGGCGAACACGTCATGGCTGATCGGCACCGCGTGCGGGAGACTGCGTTCGACATAGGAGCGCAGCTCGCCATATCCGGCCTCGACCGCTGCGCGCTCGGCAGCGCGGTCTTCCACGCCCAACTCTCTCGCCAGCGGGAGCTTGTCCTTGCGGATGAGGGGGGGTGTCATGCGGCCGCCTGTGCAACACGGACTGGCGCGGCGAGCGCGTAGCCCTTTCCCCAGTGCGTATCGATGCGCAGCCCCAGCGGCTGAACCTTGCGCCTGATTTTGCAGATCAGGACATCGACGATTTTTGCCTCGGCTTCGCCATCCGGGTCCAACTGATACAGATGATCAAGCGCCGCTTCTTTCGTGAGCACGCGCGGGAACAACTTGGCCAGAAGCGCGAGCAATTCCATCTCCTGCCCCGAAATCGTGACGAATTTCCCGTTCGCAATCACCATCCCCCGCTCCGGCAGAATTTGCAGCGGCAATTCAGAGATCGCTGACCCACAGACCAAGCTCTCCCGAATTTCCCGCTGCAATATCTTGCAGTCCCCTGCACGATCTTGCGTTGGATTTCAGTTTGCTCGGCAACGCGAGCCTCATAACTTGAACGCATGGACGCACCCCAACGCTACGCATATTCGAAATCGGATTGGTCATTGCGCGCTCCTCTGAGCGGCGAGCGCCTGGATGTCCTTGACGGTGAGGCCAGCCGCGACGGCGGCGCGACCGATCGCCACGACGCCGCGCTCTTCGAACCATCCGCAGTCGTAAAGAACCGCGCGGACGCTCTGCCTCGTCGTATTGACCGCCGCCGCAATGTCCGCGGTCGACGCGCTGGGATTGTCGCGCGCGTAATCCAGGATGCGCTGCTTCACCGTGACGGGCTTCTTCGCCCCCATCTGATTGGCGATATGGGAGACGTAGCCGGGCGAGATGCCGAAGCGCTTGGCGAGGACCTTCACGGTCTCGCCGCGTTCGCGGGCTTCGGCGAGCGCCTTGCACTGCGCGAATGTGAGTTTCCGCGTTCTCATCGCTGGCTCCCCACGCCTGCGATGAAGGAGAGCGCCCGGGCCGGCGAGTTTGTGCCTCGTCCCGCCGGCCCGGAGCGCGGTCCACCGCATTCGTCACGTGAAACCTCGGACGGAATGGCTGACGCCAGAATATCTTGGAACAGATCGGCCGCGAGACGATCGACCGAAAGCCCGGTGCGTTCCGCCATCAGGTCGAGGCGCGCGGCGTCGGACGGCCGCAGATCGATCGTGATGCGGCGCGGGCCGGTCATGCCGCACCCATCAGAGAAAATGAGCGCGCATAGAAATCGCTGTGAATTCCGTATCCAGTTGAAGCTTGAAACATCGCGTGCGGTGCCGCGACAAATTTTGCCGCGCCACTGTGACTTTTACCGTTTCCAAACTGGAACCGTGTGGCACCATGTTGCCTGGACCGGGAAGCGTAAAAAGACGCCCGGCGGAATGGGGCAATGCCATGCTGGAGGCTGTCAAAGCGGCGCCGGTGGTAATCCGACCGGCGACAGTCACCGACGTTTACATTCGAGGACTGGAAGACATCGAGGACCTGGGGGATTGCGCGCGCTTCGTCTGCTACGTCGAGCAGATGCCGCTCGGAACGCAAGGCCCGGTCGAACACCACATCCGCGCTCAGATCGTCATGCAATGGGAGGACGTGCCCGCGGCGCTTCGGCTCGCGGCGTGCGCCTTCATGCGCAAATTGCGACTGCGCGCGCAGATGCCCTTCCTGCGATTGCTGCACTGAGTCGCGCGGGCCGGTCATGCAGCTGCGTCCGCGCCGGCCCGAGCCGCGCGCGCAGCAATGTTTGCACGCATGAGGTCGTCCGGAGTGATCGTGGCCCCGCCCGCGGCAGCGAGCGCGATGATGCTCGGCCAGTGTCGATCCGGGATGCCGATCTGCGGCCATTTGTAGACCGCATCGGTCGAGATTGCGCCGTCGGCGGCAGCGGCGATCGCATTCGGACCGCCGGCGCGCTTGATGATTTCCGAGATCGAAAGGGGTGCGGGCTTCTCTTCCATGAAGCCCCATATACTGGAATTAAATTCCATGCACAAGGGGCCGGAAATCCATACCGAAGGAATTTCCACAATTTACAATTTCGGAATGCCCCACTGGTCGGAAAACCTGAAACGGGAGATGCGCCAGCGCGGCATGTCGGTCCCGGACCTGGCGCGGGAAATGGGCAAACCGAACGACGCCGCCCTGCTCGATCGGCTCTACAAATACGTTCAGGGGAAGGTGGATCAGCCGCGGGGATCCGCGCTGCAGGAGATCGCGCAGGTTTTTGACACCACCGCCGAGGCGCTGCGTAGCGGTCGCACCATGGAGGCGCCGGAGCCAATCCATGTGCTGGGCGAGGTTGCCGCCGGCCGATACGTCGAGTTCATGAACGACGTGCGAATCGACTTCGAACCGATCCCCTCAGAGTTTCCGCCGGTACCGGGCTATCCGATCGGCGCCCAATTCGATCTCCGGGTCAGCGGGACTTCAATCAACAAACTGGCGTCAGACGGCGAATTCCTGCGATGCGTCAGCCTCATGGCCCATCCGGTCGACATCCGGAACGACGATTTCGTGATCTTCGAGCGCCTGAAAGACGGCGGCCAATTGCGCGAAGTCACCGCCAAGCGAATCAGGCAGGCCGGAAACCGGACCGAGCTCTGGCCCTATTCGACCGACCCCCAATGGCAGACCCCGGTGGTGCTCCCCTACGGCGAATACGAGGGCGAGGAGGGCCGAATCATTGCGCTGGTGATCTACGCCTACCGGCCGACCCGGCCGCGCTGAGTTGCGTTTTTGTCAAGCCTCACAGGGCCTTATGCAGTATCCGCATGCCCACAGGATTTTTGCGGTCGCCCCCTCTCTTCTCTTTCAACAGTTACCATCTTCCAAGTTGATAGAAAGAGAAGATTATATATTGTTTTCAAAGGGATGTCACTGAGTTCAGGGTTCAGACTGGGCATAGGACGACTATCCCCGGTGAAGGGGACAGTCCCTATGCCCAAGCTCTGGAATGTCACTCGAGACGAGGGACGAGCCGGGCCCGCCCCTCCCGATCGATGCGGGGGCGGTAGGTCAGCTACTGTCAGTCGGATCGTCCCGACCGGCCTGTCTTGCCCCTTCTGACCTGGACTAGGGCTTGTATGCGCAGGCATCCCACGGTATACATCTAGCCATACCGCATCGGCATGACCCCGAGGCCCCGTCGTTAATCCGACGACCCCGGATCGGAATGGAAGCCCGCCCCACAGGCGGGCTTTTTCCGTTTTTGGCCCCGAGACACCGGGCCGACGCGGTACGCGAACGCAGGGCCCGTTTCCGGGCGAATATGGGCCACTCTGGAGCGGCTCCGCGGGGGGCCGATTCCACCGGCCGCCGCCAATATATCCACACTCCGAAATAAATTCCAAGACCCTGTTGACATTGTCCGTAAACTGGAAAATATTTCCAGCATCAGAACGGAGCCAGACATGCCCGCCAGCGCCGAAGTCCGCCGCCTTCCCTCCCCCGACCGCCTGATCCTCGAGCGCGCCATCATGGACGCGGTGAAGGCGCTGGCGAATTTCCAGCCCACCGAAATCCTTGGCAGCGGCCCTGACGCCGCGGATGCGGAGAACCTAGCCGACGATTGCCGGACGGTTGCGGTGATCGCCGACAACCTGATCCACGCGCTCGGGCGCTACGCCGCGCGGCACATGACCATCACCGAGAAGCAACTGGCCGAAAGCTTCAAGGAGCAATGCTTCAACGCCACCGACGACAACGCGGCGGCGCTGCTCGACAAGCTTGCGGCGCAGTACCGCGAGGACGCGCGCAGCGAAGGCCAGCGGCACGACTTCCAGCGCAGCATGAGGGGGTGAGCAATGTCGATCAAGAGCCCGAACCCCACGGATAAGCATGTCGGCAGCCGCGTGCGGATGCGTCGGATGATGCTCGGCATGTCGCAGGAGAAGCTGGGTGATGCGCTCGGCCTCACCTTTCAGCAGGTCCAGAAATACGAGAAAGGGACCAACCGCATCGGCGCCAGCCGCATGGCGCAAATTGCGGAAATCCTCCAGGTGCCGGTGTCGTTCTTCTTCGATGGCGTCCATGTCGGATCAGGCCTCGTGCCTGCTGGCGACGGCGACCAGGCAACCTTCGTCGACGACTTCCTCGCCACGGGTGACGGCATCGCTATCGCGCGCAGCTTCACCGCAATTCCTGACCCGAAGACCCGTCGCCGCATTGTCGACCTGATCGAGCAGATCGCGGCGAGCAGCGCGCCTGAGCAGCAGAGGGCCGCGTGATGGCATCCTTCCGCTCCATGCTCTGCATCTTCGCCGTGATCGCGATCATCGCGATCCACCAGTTTTTCATCGGGTGACGCCATGTCGCGTATCGGATCACCCACAACGCGGCAGGCGGGAGTCCCCGCCCCCTCGATCTCGCCTGCCGCAATCATCCGCAGCGCCATCCGCCGGCACCGGAAAGAAGCCGCACGCCTCGCGATGGCCGGGAAATACAAGGCCGCGATGATGCACCTGCTCCGCGTCGAGCATTTGCAGAAGGCGCGCCAGATCACTCGGGAGTGCGCGGCATGAGCGCGTTCGGAGATTGCGATCTCTGCCACAAGGGAGACCGCACCCTCACCCGCTGCATCACCTGCGGCATTGAGGTTCTGGCCTGCGACGAGTGCCGCGGCGTCGAGAACGTCATCGCGGATGAAGCCGCGGTCGAGACATTCGTTAGGGAGCGCCGGTGAAGCTGAATTTAGCCTCGAAAAGTACGGAGCCTAACAAGGGAAATCAACGACATGACTGACAGCGGGGAAAGTTTTGGTACGGAATTAAATCGCGCGGTCAACATCAAAACGACGCGCGGCAGCCGCATCCGGGAGGATATTGGGGACTTCATTATCGAGGAACAGTCTGTGACCGGCGACACCTACGGCGAGTATCGTTTCGCTTTGGACCGCCGTGTGCGCCAGCCAGACGGCACCGTGAGGCTCGTCAATGTCGGCTGGTACAAGACCTATCGCGGGGCAATGAACGCACTCTCGATGGAGCGCCAGTCATGAAGGCCATCTCCATCAACACGGCCCGCGTGATAGGCAACCAGTCCGAGGCGCAGCGGTTGGCAATCCTCGCGATCGACGACGAATACCGATACAACGTAACCACTTGGGGAAAAACGCGATCTGACTGCCGCGCAATGCGTCGCTGGGCAGAGAGTGCAAAGGCGAAAAAGGTCCTCGGCGACATGGCCGACAGTCCCTCGTTTGCCCGCGAGGCCGGGGGCGTCGTAACCGTGGCTAATGTGCCGGATTTGGTCAGCGACATTGGCTGCGATCCGACCAAATTACAGCCGGTCAGCACCCTCGAAATTACGGAATTGAAATTCTGCCTGCCGCTGATCGACGAGCGAACAATCTACGACGTGGTTCGCGCATTCATCAATCTTCGGAATGAACCGCCGCAAACTCAAGTTCGGCCAGAGCAGTTCGAAGGTGAATCTCGGTGATGGCAAAGCGCCCCGAAAGCCCTGACGTTCCCGACATCGCCCCAAGCGAATTGCAGGAGGCCATCCTCGGGCTTCTGGAGGAAGCCGGCATCCGCACGGAATTCAACGACCGCATCATCAAGCTCGTCGAGGAAGCCGAGCAGTGCAAGGCCGAGGCGGATTGGGAGCGCCACTACGAACACCTAATGGAAACCGGCGGCGGCCCCTCCCTACAGCAGCAACAAATCGAGGCGATGAAACTCAAATGAGCGACGACAAGGTCATCAACATGCCCGACACCTTCCGCCCCATCGGCGACGTGGCCTCCAAACTCATCACCGATCTTGCGCGCGGGCTGTCTCACAAGGCCGCCGACACGCTGGACCAGGAAGCCGCACAACTCGAATGCGCCGCGCGCCTCAAGCGCTTCGCGGCCGAGCAGATCAGGAAGGGAGCCCCGCGATGAGCAATGACTATTCGGTCTGGCGCGCGCTGTTGGCCGGCGGGGACCCCGAGCGCCATGTCGATCACCCTGCGTCTGGGTTCTATCGTGTCCGCAAGCAAAAGAACGGCCCGTTCGTGCCGATAGCCTATTGGTACGACCAGGAGGGCGCGCTGGTCTGCGTCATGGATGGCTCGCCCGTCTCCGACCTGCGCGCGCGTGAAATCTGGCCGTGGGCTTCGGCGAATCCGATCGCACACGAAACCTACCTTGCCGTGACCGAGCGCGGGGAAAACTGGCCCGACATCGACCCGACCGTGGCCGAGCAGCAGCGCACCGGTATCGGCGGCAACAATCCGCCGGAGGACGAGGCGCTGATCCTGCAGGAGCAGATCGAGGCGGCGAAGGCCGGCGCGTCCGAATACGCCACGATCGCGGACGACGCCACGCTCGCCAAGGCGCAGTCGCTGCGCGCGCGCCTCAACGAATTGTCCCGCACCGCCGACAAGCGCCGGGAGGCCGACAAGAAGCCGCACATGGAGGCGGCGAAGGCGGTCGACACGCGCTGGATGCCGTTGGTCAAGATGGCGAAGGAAGCCGCCGACGCGATCGCGCGCGCCATGTCGGCCTTTGAAACCGAAAAGCTTCGCAAGGAGCGCGAGGCGCAGCGCGCGGCCGAAGAAGCGGCCCGCAAGGCGGCGGATGCCGGAAAGCCTGCGCCCGTCGCGCCGCCCCCTCCTGCCGCGCCGGCGCCGGTCAAGGGTGCCTACGGCCGCGCCGCTTCCGTGAAGCTGATCAAGGTGGCCACCGTGACCGACCGTGACGCCTTCTACGGGTACGTCAAGGATCATCCTGATCTGATCGGACTGCTCGACAAACTTGCGCAGCGCGCCGTCGACGCCGGCCGCGAGAACATCCCAGGTGTCAGCATCGAAGAGCAAAGGAAAGTTGCGTAGCATGACCGCACAAGCAGCAGAGAAGATCGAAGCGCCGGTCGCCGAGCGCGGCGAAGTCGTCGCATTCAGCCCGCCGCGCCTGCCCTACCATCCTGCGATCCAGGAGCGCTTCGGGATCGACAAGTCCGGCTGGAAGGCTCTCGTCGAGGCGGTTTTCCCGTCGGCGAAGAGCGTCGACTCCGTCGCGATGGTCCTCTCCTACTGCAAAGCGCGCAACCTCGACCCGTTCAAGAAGCCGGTTCACATCGTTCCGATGTGGGACAGCAAGTCCGGCGGCTACATCGAAACCATCTGGCCGGGCATTGCCGAATTGCGCACGACCGCATTCCGCACCGGCCAGTACGCCGGCTGCGACGAGGCCGTGTTCGGCCCGATGATCGAGCAGCAATTCACCGGGAAGGTGAAGAACAAAGGAAATTGGGAGGACAAGACCGTCCAGGTCCAATTTCCCGAATGGTGCCGCATCACGGTCTATCGCGATCTGAACGGCCGCGTTTGCAAATTCGTCGGCCCCAAGGTCGGCTGGCTGGAAAGCTACGCCACCATCGGCTCCTCGGATCTGCCGAACGAGATGTGGCAGTCACGGCCCGAGGGGCAGCTGGAGAAATGCGCCGAGGCCGCCGCGCTCCGCAAGGCTTTCCCCGAAGAACTCGGCAATCAGTTGAGCGCCGAGGAAATGGAAGGGCGCCGCATCTACGATCCGGCGCACACCGCCCGCGACGTCACCCCGAAACCTCCCGCGCCGCCGGTTCCGCCTTCGCCGCCAACCCCGGCAGCGGACGAAGCCGCGGAAGCTACCCTCGTCCCCAGGGACGAGGCGCAGGAGGCTCCCCCTCCTCAGAAGAAATCGACGCGGCGCGAGCGCCAGCACGCCGCTGCGGCAGAGAACGCCATCCCTGACGCGGGCACGGACCCGGAGGCGTTCCTGACCTGGATCGAAACCAAGCTCGCCGCGATCACCGATCCGGATGCGCTGGAAACCATCTGGAATGACGAAATCGCACCGCGCATGGACGGCCTGTTCCCCCCGGATCAAGAGACCGCGATGGCGAAGTACCGCCAGCACGAGGCGAGACTGCAGGCATGAGCACCGAGCTATGGATGCGCAAGGTGAAGGGCAAGTTGGAGGCGGCGAACCAGATCGCCGCCGACGACATGGCGCGCATTCCGAGCGACAAGGACCTGCTGGTGATCGTCAAGGCACCGAAGAACGCGGCCCAGATGCGGTTCATCTGGGCGCTCGCCGGCAAGATCGCAGACGCGCGCGACGACATCCTCGACAAGGAAGTGGCGATGGATGTGCTTTGCGAAATGGCCCGGCACGTCAAGATCGTCGTCAACCCGATCACGGGCAAGGCGCACATCCAGCGCAAGTCCCTGTCCGCGCTCGACCAGGCGGCAATGTCCCGTCTGATCGACCGGATGGTCTACGTGACCTGCACCGACATCATCCCCGGTCTCGACCCCGGGACGCTTCGCGACGAGATCGAGGCCATGTGCGCCGGCAATCCGCAGCGCCAACGCGAGCGGGAGCGCGAATACGCATGACCGCGCTCCTGATCGACCTCGAGACCAGCGACCTTCTCAGGGACGACCTCCCGCTCGACGATGCGAGCCAGCCTTGGATCGTCGCGGTCGCGGCCGAACTGTCGACGGACGACGGCGCCGCGCTGGATTTCGTCTCGCTCCGCATCAAGGCCGACGGCCGATCGATCCGTGCCGGTGCGCAAGCCGTGCATGGCATCTCGACCCGGCAGGCATCCCGATCCGGCGTTTCCGAGATCGCCGCGCTGGCCATCCTCTGCGACCTCGCCGCTCAGGCCGACTGCATGATCGGCTTCGGAGTCGGGTTCGATCGCAAGGTGGTGGAGTCAGCCCTCCTCCGCCGGCGCAAAGACCCGCGCATGTGGGTGCGCCCCGGCATTCAGGTGGTCGATCTCATTCCCGCATGCGCCGCGCTCTGCCGCATTCCGTCCGACCACCCGTCCGGCAGCTACCGCTGGCCCAGCCTCGACGTCGCCTGCGAAACCATCCTCGGCCTCAAGCCCCGACAAGGCATCCACACCGCGCACGAGGATCTCACCCGCGCCAAGCTGCTCTGGCTGCACCTGACCGCACGCGGCGCGCTGGAGGCGGCATGAGCAAGCGTGCCTACATCCCCCTCAAGACCCGTCTATGCGCGGCGCTGCTCACCATCATGCGCCCGGACGAGAACGGGACGCTGGTTCGCGTGATCTCGCACGAGGAAGCGAAGGGGATGACCGAGGCCCAAATTCTGGCGCGCTTTGACTTCGACCACTGGCCGATCCGGAAGGCCGATGGCGGTCCCGACGCGCCGTGGAATCTCGAGCCTCGCCCAACCGACGAGCACGACGCCAAGACACGGACGATCGACGTTCCGCAGATCGCAAAGCAGAAGCGCATCCGCGGCGAGACGCGCAACCGGCCGCGCTCGAAGATCCCCGCTCGCGTGAACCCGTGGCCAGCAGGGCGAAAACTTCAATCGCGCGGCTTCGCGCAGAGCAAGTGAGGGAGCATTAATTGCCATGACAAAGCTCAAACTCGTTTCCTTGATACTGACCCTCGTACTCTCGTTTGGGTTCGGTATTTTTGGCTTCTGCTGTTCCCGTTCCAGCGGCATTCGGTTGACTTTGCCTTGCGCGCCGGATGCGCCGGGCTATTGGCGGCAGGCCTGCCGGTATCTCGACGCGGAGGATCGGCAGTTATCGTTACTGCCCCCCCCCCGGAGCAGAGGCCCGCCATGGCAACGGCTCGCTAATTTCTACTCAACGGGGATAAGCATGAAAAACGCCAAATATGAATTTACCGGCGAAACCAAGATCGAATTGGGCGTCAAGCTGAATCGCATCCGCGCGGTTGTGGCCATCGCAGCGCTGGAGATCGTTGCCGGCGAACTAGGCGGCTGGATCGAGAGCGAAAAAAACCTTTCGGTCTACGGCGATGCGTGGGTCTACGACAATGCGCGGGTCTCCGGCAATGCGTGGGTCTACGGCAATGCGCGGGTCTACGGCAATGCGTGGGTCTACGGCGATGCGCGGGTCTCTACACGCATTTGCGTCGCGACCCGTAGCGATGGCCACACATTCCTCGTGACTCCCACCAACAGGGATTGCGCGCCAGTCATCATTGCTGGCTGCCGTTATTTCACGTTCGCGGAGGCGCGAGCGCACTGGACGCGCACGCGCGGTGGCACTGCGCTCGGCGATGAGACATTCGCGATTCTCGATCACTTGGAGCGCATGGCGATCGGACTCAAGATGCATCCGGGGCCGCGTATTCAATAGCACCATATGGCGAATTAGATGACTATCAGACCAAAAGCCATAGACCTTTGTTGCTGCGCCGGAGGCGCGAGCATGGGCCTATGGCGCGCCGGCTTCGATGTGGTCGGCGTCGATATAGCGCCGCAGCCGCGCTACCCTTTCCCATTTATCCAAGCCGACGCTCTGGATGTTCGTTTTCAGGGCTTCGATTTCATTTGGGCTTCCCCTCCCTGCCAGCGGCATACGGCGATGAAGCACGCGCCAGGCGCTAAGGGCGATGCCAATCCGGAGCTTATCGCGCCGCTCCGCAAGCGGCTAAAGGCGGCCGGCGTGCCGTGGGTCATAGAGAATGTTGTTGGCGCACCACTCATCAATCCTGTTCGGCTGTGTGGCTCAATGTTTGGTCTCGGCAGTCAAGGATGCCGGCTAGAGCGGCACCGGGACTTTGAGAGCAATTTTGCAATCCCGAAACTCGCCTGCGCTCACGATACCCGCCCGGTGATAGGCGTCTATGGTGGACACGCGAGGCGTCGCGCAGCATCGGCAGGCGGCAGGGGCACGCGCGACACTTGGGAGGGCGGGCACAAATCCGCTGCGGCCGAGGCCATGGGGATCGACTGGATGACGTTGACTGAATTGAGCGAGGCGATTCCGCCCGCTTACAGCGAACACATTGGCCGCGCTGCGTTGGCTCTTATCCAAGAACCGATCGTGATGGCGGCGGAATAGCACCTAATGGAGCACAACCCATGGCTACATTCTCGACGATCAACAACAGGCCGATCCGCTGGAAGGACAAGCAGGATTTTGTTCACGCGGTCGAGGGTGCGGATGTTCACCCTGGCGTGCGGCTCTTGTGGACGCTATGCGGTCGCGATGTTCCGGCCAATGCGGCGCACTCTGGTCACGACGCTGTGTCGTGCGCAACCTGCCGCTCCCGCATCCCCAACTGACGAAATGGGAAATTAGATGCTTGGACTTGGAGAGCGGATTGCGGAAGCCTTTGGCAGCATCAGATGGCTTTGGTGCGTGCTGACATGGAGCCATCGCATTGAACTGCGAGGCCGCGACGAAGATGAGACGCTGCACTATCGATGCACGAGATGCGGCCAAGTCTGGCCGTACTATTTCTGACGAAACGACTGATAAGCGAGGGAAAGATGATCAAGACATATGACGTGAAAAGCTATGAATTGGCCGAGCATTTCCTGCAACACGAGCCGTGCCGAGACGATCCGGCGCTCTACAAATCACATTGTGACAGCCTCGCCAAGGCAATCCAACAGGCGGTCGAGGATTGGTTCGTGACATGCTTATCCGGTTGACACATACAGCGGCTAGTGCTAGAACCATGGGCATACCCGAGCAATTCCGCTCGGCTCCTGTGGAGGGTTAGATGACGCAGCCTGAATTGGAAAAACTGAGCGCCATCATCGATGACCTTTGGGAACTGCATCAGCAGGTAAAGGATTCCGTCGCTCAAGCCGAAATCCGTAAGGCGCGCGGCCTCTTGCTGATCTTGTGGGGCGCGGGCGAGCGTGTTCAAGCGGAGAGGGCCTGAACCATGAGCGATCGATGTCTCTGCCCTGATTTCGAACTGCGCGGCCAAATCTATGAGATTTGGACCAACCCCTGCTGCCCGAGCAATCGTCGCCTCGTAGACCCCGCCAATCGCGAGGAAGTCGATACGGACCGCGACTTTGCCCCGCCGCTCTCGAATGACGAATTGCTGGCGATCTACGACTACGGGAAGGGGTACTGAGCCATGAATCTCTTTTCCGTTTGCCCTAAATGTTCCGTTTTCGATTGGGCGGCAGAGCCTTACGACGGCAAGCGCCCTTGGGGCGATTTCGACAGGTGCACCGAATGCGGTTCGGTCATGGATGTTTGGACCGAAAGTGGCGTGAGAAACGAAGAGAGTCGCATCGCGCTCCGCAAATTCCAGCAGAAAGCGAAGTAGATGCCTCCCCACGCCGACGTTCTCCAATGGGAACACCTGCCGTTCCCCAAGTCCCTCCGGGACTTCCAGAAGCTTTTCCCGGATGACGCCGCGTGCGCCCGCTACCTGGAAGGCGCGAAGTGGCCCAAGGGCTTCGTTTGCCCGCACTGCGGCGAAAAGGGTGAGCCGTTCCGCATGGCGACGCGCACCAGCGTGCTCACCTGCCGGGCGTGCCGGAAGCAAACCAGCCTGACGGTTGATACCGTGATGCAGCGGACACACACGCCGCTGACCGTCTGGTTTTGGGCGGCCTATCTGGTGTCGAGCATGACCCCGGGCCTGTCTGCGGTTCAATTTCAGCGCCAGCTTGGCCTCAGCCGGTACGAAACCGCCTTCCAAATCCTGCACAAGCTGCGCGCTGGCATGGTGCGGCAGGGCCGCGATCGGATCGGCGGCAATCTTGGCCGGAACGATCACGTCGAGATCGACGAAACTTACATCGGCGGCGTGACGCGCGGCCAAGGCAAGGGCGTTCACGCGGATGAAAAGACGCTGGTCATGGCCGCCGTCGAAGTCCGCACCCGTCCACCCAAGAAAGGCGACAAGCCGACCCGTCGCGGCGGGCGCTACGCTGGCCGCCTTCGGCTGGAAATCGTCCCTACGCGCGGCGCTAAGTCTTTGACCGCCTTTGTGCAACAGGCCGTGGAACCGGGTGCGATGGTCATCACGGACGCTTGGGGCGGTTACAATGGGCTCAAGGCGCTCGGCTACGACCACCTGCCGGTTGTCGAGGCGAACGACCCAGCCGTGGCGGAAGAATACCTGCCCATCGTCCACCTTGTGTTTTCGAACCTCAAGGCATGGCTGCAAGGCACGCATCATGGGCGCGTCGAGCCGCAACACCTGCAAGCCTACCTCAACGAGTTCACGTTCCGGTTCAATCGCCGCTTCTACCCATTCAACGCCTTCCGCTCGCTGCTCGGCATCGGCACGAACGGCGAAGGCCCGACCTATGACGGGCTTTACGAAGGAACGTGGAAGCATCCGACGATGGCGAGCCATCATGACTGATCAGCCTTTGGGGTACGAAACTTGGCACAGAACAGCGAAAAGGGCGGAACACTTGGCACAGAGCGGGGCACCGTATTTTGTGGCCATGTGTCTAAACCGGATAAGCATCGTTCGTGACACCGGAAACCGCCGTTAAACGGATTTGAAAGATGACCCTTGAGCAGCTTCGGATTTTAACCGCGATGCAGGCAAACGACGATGCTCTATGGGCACCGGCAAGTCGTATCGAGACGGCCTACATCCAGCAGGCGCTACGCTATTTAACGCTCGCAATTGAGGAAGAATGGACGTTTGAGCAAGCCAAGTCGGCAATCGCTGAAATGATGCCATAGCAGTTTAACCCGCCTAACCGGAGAAGAAGATGGCAATGATCTACAGCGTTCGGGAGTTGGCGAAGGGCGGCAAGGGTATCGGCCGCTATCGCTACATCGGGCAGTCCGATGAGCAGTTGCACGTCATTGACGAACTGTGCGACTGCGACAATGGCCACCCGACACATGCTGAGGCGGAACAGTGCCCGAAGGCAAAAGCACGCCTCGATAAGTTGTTTCACCGCGACATTGATAGCCTTAGAGCGGGCGTCGATCAGAAGCGCCGCGAACTTTCTGCGGCGGAAAGCGCGCTTGCTCGCGCCGAGGCTGGCGGGGTCATCAACGACGGCAAAATGGGCTCTGCCCAGCCTTGGGACCATTCGGATTTTAGCTGAACCGCCGTTAGCGCCATGGACATACCGGACGACGATTTGAGGGTTGAATTGATGCGGCGACCGCCGGGAGGGCAGCACGTTGGCACGGAGGCGGGCGTTCGCGTCATCCATCTGCCGTCCGGCTTGACGGCAGAGTGCAAGACGGAGCGGAGCCAGCTGTCCGAGGGCTTCGCCTATGTCGCGCGCACGAAGAACGGCAACCCGCGTCCGGTGCATCTGCCGCCGCATATCGTAGCGGCGTTGGCGAACCATCCGCGCGGGCTTGATCGGCCCGGCGAGACGCTGTTCCGCTTCCACAAGGGCGGCCGGCTCTATGACATGCTGCGGGCTGCCGCGCGGGACGCCAAGATTGCGCTGCCCGAGCGCGAAGCGTTCCACCTATTCCGGCACACCTACGGCACATGGATGCGCCGCTATGGCGGGCTGGACACGCGCGGGCTGGTCGGGACTGGTGCCTGGGACAGCGAACAATCAGCGAGCCGCTACGCGCATACGATCGCGAGCGAGGACGCGCGACGAGCCGATCGGTTGCCAGTGGCAGAATTAGTGGAAACGGGCGCTCCGAAAAGGAAAGCGCAATGATAACAAAGAGGGGTAGTCCCTTCACACGGGAGGGGTCACAGGTTCAATCCCTGTCGCGCCCACCATTTTGCGGGGCTTTTTCAACTAGCCTTCGCTCGCTCTCGGCAAATCTCGGCAGAACATATCCAAAACTCGGCAAAGCCAATCGGGTAGAATCCGTGGACTTTGTTCGCGCCATGTTCACGGGAGAGAACCATGTCTGATCCGGCCGACCTGTCCACCAAGATCACTGATCTATGCAAGGACCATCCGCTCAGTCCAGAGGCGCGGGCGCTCGTGGTGGTGCTGCGTGTGGCGATCGAACAATGGCCGAAGCTCGATCCTGAGAGCCGCGCCGCTCTGCGCAAGTACGTCGAGCGCGACATCGACCGGCTCGCGCAACTCATTCAGCCGTTATGACAGATTAACACACATGGCAAAGATCGACTGTGACTATTGCGAGATGCGGCACCGGCTTGACCATCGCATTCACATGCAGCGCCGGTCGTTGCATCAGCTTCATGGCTTTCTGGAGATGCGTGGCAACCACCGCCCGATGGCAAAAGATGTGCGTTCCAGCATGGTCAAGAGTTGGTCTCAGGCCCTGCAAGAAGCGAAGGCTGCAAAGGACGATCAGGCGCGGATCGCGCGCATCTTTGCAATGCTCGGCGTCTTTGCTGGCTTCTGCTTTTGCTGGGTATCCGCCAGTCTACTGCTCGGATAGGACGTTAACCGCGATGGGGACCCCCTACGCCATAACCGGACCTGCGCTGATCTCGTTCAGCGGCGGGCGCACATCGGGATACATGCTCAATCACATCCTCGACGCGCATGGTGGCAGGCTGCCAGATGACGTGAAGGTGGCGTTCGCTAACACCGGCCGGGAAATGCCCGAGACGCTGGACTTCGTGCAGGAGTGCGGAGATCGGTGGGGGGTCCACATCGTTTGGCTCGAATACGATCCAGATGCCGAACATCGCACCGCGATTGTCAGCCACAATAGCGCCAGCCGGAACGGCGAGCCCTTCGCCGCGCTGATCCAACGCAAGCAATTTTTGCCGAACCCGGTCACGCGGTTCTGCACGATCGAAATGAAAATCCGCCGGTTCAATATGTATTGCCGGCACACCCTCGGTTGGGACCGCTGGACAAGCGTGGTCGGGCTGCGCGCCGATGAAATGCGGCGGGTTACAAAGCAGCGCGTTAGGAACGGGCTCAACAAAGATCGTTGGACAACCGCGATGCCGCTAGCCGATGCAGGCGTGACAAAGCGCGACGTGGCTGCGTTCTGGCAGAAGCAACCGTTCGACCTCCGACTTCTCAACGTCAACGGCAGCACCCCGGATGGGAACTGCGACCTGTGCTTCCTGAAAAGCGCGGTCGCGATCCAGAGCCTTATGCGCCGCCGGCCTGAGACCGCCCGCTGGTGGATCGACGAGGAGGCTCACGCGCCCGCCTTCGGCAATATCAATCCTGATATGGCCCTCTTTCGTGCTGATCGGCCGAGCTATGCCGCCCTGCTCGACACCGTTCAGCGCCAAGGCGACATTTTGGAAGATGTGGGAGAGTCGCTTGACTGTGCCTGCACCGACTGAACGTGAGAAGAAGCGCGAGCGCGTTCTAAAGGCCGCGTGCGATTGGGTCTATGACCAATCGTGCTCGCTTGCACTCGCGGAATTGGAAGATGCGGTGACAGACCTTATTGGGCCGCCTCTTCCGGCTGAAAAATTTCGCGGTTAATCGGGCGTTTGGTGCCCGGCAAAGTCACCACATGAAAAGCATGGTGCGAAAATGAACGAGGCCACCCGCATAACGCTCGCACAAATGCGGTCTCGCCCTAAGACCGTTCCGGTTGAAGAATTGCCGGGATGGCTGCGCCGATACGCTGACGCATACTACGCTGAGATTGATCCTGACCCCACCACGGTCGCGGACTATCTCACTCGATCCGCCGAGGAAATCGAGCGCCTTCTGAGCGCATTGAAAACGAGTAACCGGCCTTAGAGAAGGCCGCACACGAGAGGTCAACACCATGCCGAACTGCGAAATATGCGGCGAGCCGATGCCAGAGAGCGAAAGCATGTTCAAGTTTCACGGCTATAGCGGGCCGTGCCCGAAGCCTCCGCTCGCACCGAGAACGGAGGTCGTTGCCGAGTTTGTTTTCCGAGACATGAAGAACGGAGAGTTCTGGATCGACGTTCGCGTGAACCGGAAACCCTACATGCAGATCGGACCGTTCGATACCGAGACGGAGCGCCAGCGAGCCCACGACGATCTTCTCGCCATGACCAGATCGTTGGGCGCAAAGGACTTGCCATCGCAAACGCAGTAACCAGCGGTAAGCACCATGCCAGACCGAAAATGGACACAAGACGAGATCGATGAGGACATGGGGCGGCCACTGATTTGCCCGGTGACTGGTGCGCCCTGTCTCACAGAGCAAGACGAGTTTTGCGAGGACTACGGGTGCGCGCGGCGGGCGGGCATTGATGTTGACCGAGACCTGATCGCGTGACTGCCGTGAATTTCAGTTAATGGGGAAATGAAGATGAGCGAAGCCGAAGCGATTGAACAGTTGAGGGCCCTGGACGACTTGCACGATACAGAGGTCGAGCATTCCCGCGCCGACGATATACTGTGCGAGTTCCTGAGAACGAATGGATTTGCCGCCTTGGCAGAACAGTTCGTGAAGCAGTCGCAACATTATTGGTACGCATAACAGGATACAGGAGATTAACGAGGTTCGACCTGGATACTGCCGGGAATGCTCGGCAGTCGCGATGCCAGGAGACATTCGGGCCAATACGTGCGGCCTAGCTAATCCCTAACAAGCGCAGAAAAGAAAAAGGCCCGACCTTGCGGCCGGGCCAGGTGATACGCCACGCGGGAGGAACGCTACAAAGGCGGCGGTGCCGGCGAAGCTGGAGAGGATTGCGGACGCCATTGCGTGCGCGGCTGCTGGATCAGCGATTCGATCCTCGTCACGCCGCGCTCCACATTTTCGATCTTGACTTCCATGCGGGTGATGCGGTCGGCGTGCGGCAGGTAGCCGCTGGTCTGTTTTTCGAGCGCATCCACGCGATAAAACAGTCCGGCCGCGAACCAGATGATGCCGGCGGTCTGGATCGCGATGGTGACGATCAGCGCGATCGGCACCTTCTTGTCGAGATGCCACGCCCGTTCGTAGTCGCGTTCGTCCTGGGTCATTTTGCGCAAAGCCTTTTCCAAACGCGGTTGTGGCGGTCAACCTGCTCCTTTGTCGCGCGGGTATCACTCTTGCTCCAATAGACCGGCTTCGCGATGTGGCAATAGGTGTCGGGCGGGGATGCCGGTTGTGTGCAGGTCAGATGCGCGAAGATGAAGGCGAAGCCGGTGCAGGTCATCAATCCCTCCGGAAGCTCGTATCGAATGCCTCGTCGCCCGGCATGGTCTTGTGCGCCTTGTCAGCCTCGACTTCGGCCCGCATCGCATCATCCAGCCGCGCGTCTTTCTGCCGGGCCTGATCGGCCATCACCTCGTCGCGGCCAGCCTGCCGGTCATCCGCGCTTCGCTTTAGGGCGAAGATTTCGCGGATGACGGCCAGGAAGGCGAAGATGGCCTTGATTAGCGTCATATGTTCTTCGGCGCATTCCAGCCGGCCCACACCGTCCAGACGGTCGTGAGCAGGGTCACGGCCGCGCCGGTGATGACGCCCCAGCGGGCTTCCGAGTACCAGGACGCACCGGCAAACAGAGCGCCTGCAATCTGCAAGATGGTGCGCACCAGACGTTCGATCAATTCAGCATTCATGTCGTCACCTGTGTCAGTTGACTGCCCGGCGTCCGGCCGGGCACGGTTTACGCAGCAAGCTTCTTGATTTCCTCGACCACCTTGCTCGCAAGCTGGATCGAATCGTCCTGCCCGGTATGACCGAAGGCCGATGTCCATCGCTCGATCTTCTTCTCGTGGCCCTTCACCGCCTGCACGCGCCATTCCGGCACCATGTCGGGCGCGGTGTCATAGATGTCGATCGCGCGACCGGTGTTCTTGCCGAGCTTCGACGGCGCCTGTCCGGCGAGGTCGTAAAGCACGACCAGATCGACCGGCACGTAATCGGTGACATAGGTGGCCGATGCTGCCCCCATGGAATGGCCAACGACTACGATCTTGTCGCCCGGCCGCTTGTTGCGCTTGATGTCGTCCACGATTTCACGCCATTGCGTATAGCCGCGGGTGGCCGGGACATAGGTGTCCGGCAGCTTGCGGATGGCGCGGGCGAGGACGTTTTCGATTCCGTAGGACCACAGCGCACCGCCGAGCCCGTACATGCAGTAAACTCGCGTGGTCATGACAGCAGCGCCCTCCATGTGTAGACGCCGACTTTTCCATCCGCCACGAG